CCCATGGTATCAAATACGTCATTGTGGCCCATGTGGGTGTTTGGACTGGCTCCCATAAAAGATACATGGACATGATGTTCTTTGGCTTCTTTGATAAAGAGTTTGAAACTAAGCATTACTTAACTAATCCTTTTAGATTATCACGTAGGTGATCAAGAGCAGGTTTACCAGAAGTCTCTGCATCCTTACCGAGCGAGTTTTTAAAGGTGTCAAAGATGGCTTGGTGCTGTTCATGTGGAATATGTTCATTAGTTAAACGAACCATTCCAGAGAATGAATCAGCATCTGCGTGATTTATTTTTTTACCGCTTCCGCTAAATAGTTTCTTAGAGACCTCAGATGATCTCTGAATACCGATACTAGTGGATTCCGCATCACCAGCTTTTAAACCACTAGGAGAGTATTTCATACCATGCACAACCTTGGCTACAGCATTCGTATACATGTTAAGGTCTTTACCCTTTATTCCTTGTATTCTATCACCAAATGATCCACCTCTTCTTGAATCTTTTGCTTCTTGAGATGGTTGGTTTCCATCATACTTTCCATGAGTAAAATCTATCTGGACTGGGTGTGGTATATCTGGGTGGTGGAACAACCCCGATATCTCATCACCTTTTGGGCTAGAAAACCCAACTAGTGTCATCTTACCATATTTTGTTCCAGGTTTTAGGGATCTAAGGGTAGTATTTACATGTTCTTTGTGGCGTTCATCTGTTAATGCATCAATATCACCAGTGGCTTTAATTCCCTTTTTGTATTCTGCGTGTGGTATACTCTTATCAAAAAACATTCTGGTTGAACCAGTATGAAAAGCACCAGGTGAAACTTCTTTACCTTTATCATCTACAGTTGGTTTCAGAGCCTCTTTGTTACGACCAAACATTTCAGCGCCAGTATGAAATTTAACTGTATCGTGAATTGCTGATAAGGTTTCCGGAACATCATTCTGGAGAGTAGCTCTGTGTTCGTTACTAAATGGTTGTGCTTCGTGTACGGCCTTCGGGAATTTTTGTGATTTCGCCCCAGTCGGACTCATGTTTCCTTGCTCATCGCCATATAATTTGACGTTCCCACCTTCAGAAATAAATTGTTTGAATCTAAGCATTCATTTGGGCTTTCATTTTGGCTTGTTGCTGGGGTGACGTTAGTTTAAATCTTGGCTGGTCAGGACTTGCATTAGAAGGATGGACAACATATCCTTCGGTTTCATTTCCCCATTTGGGAGAAGGAGCATGTTTCCACCAATGTGATTTGATCCTATCAGAAAGTTCTTGTCTGATTCCACCAAGAGCTTCTTTATCCTTGGGATCGGTTTGTGATAGCTTTTTCTTTACATCTTCAACATCAAGATCTGGAACGTTGTGCTTTATAACATCATGATCGAATTTAATTTCGGGTGTTGAAAGAGACTTGATCTTGTCGTGGCTATCTTTTAGCCAATGATTTTCTTCTAGACCTGTATGCACAACAAACCCTGCTTGTCTTGCAATAATATCTGGTCTGTATGAAGTTCCTTGCCATTTCAGTTGGCCAGGTTGTGACTCTGAAGGTTTTGCTGATGCTCTAGTAAACAATTCGCCTTTGATTGTTGCAACTTGGCCAGTGTTTTGACTTTGTTGTTTTAACATTTCTACAAGCGGTTTGTTTTCTGATAAAGTTCTATGAGCTTCAGTTACATTCTTAATAACTTTTTGTTTCTCTAAATCTTTATCATAAGGGTTATCTATAGGAGCTCTTATTTTGGCTCTTTTTTCGTGATCTTCTATTTTAGGATAATTTCCGACACCCGAACCAGAGTATTTTGCATAAACAAATCCGCCTTCAGGATGTTCCTCTTCTGGTTTCCATCCAATTTCAAAAGCCTGACCGTCAGTCTTTTCGGTTACGTTACCAAAATTGACCTTTCCCGTTTTAACAAGATCTGTCATTTCTTGATGATTAAATGGATTCTGCCCTTTGGAGTCTCCAGCAATATGCTTTAGAGACATCTTAGCTTCAGAAAGAAAAGATTTAAAGGTAAGCATACTTTATTTTCCTGACCAGGGTGTACCTTTGTAAAATGCTAAAGATTTTCCTAATGGTTTATTTGGCATCAAACCAGATCCTGATTTGATGTTTGTAAATCTTCTATCATGACCAACAGAAAATAATGTATCACCTGTTGATCTTTTAATACTAAAAGACTGAGATCCAGGAGTATAAGAAACAGAAATTTGTCTATTTCGATCAGCTGCATTTTTGATGTCAAAATCATGAGCATTTCTTAACAAACGTGGAAGATTAGCTACTTTAGTTTTTGGTTCAGCGCCATCATTAGATGTGCTTACATGAAAAATTCTAATAACCTTTCTTTCTTTTGATTGTCTGTCTGGAATTCCAGATATTTCTGAATGAAAGGTTTTTGCCAGACGGCCATATTCATCTGGGCGCGTTCTGACTTTGCTATAAACTCTATTAAGAGCGTGCGCGGCAGCAGAATAATAATTTGGTATAGAGCTTTCATCAGAAGCTTCTTCATGATACCTGTGTAGATCTTCAGCTTTTGGTAATCCTTCTGTTTTAGCCGCTATATCGTCATATTGTTGTGCTGCTTGTGAACCCTTTGGAATTCTTCTGGTTATTTTACCCAGCAATTCTTTACCAGATTTATCTGTTTTTTTAAATAATTCAGGATTAGAATTAATTACACTCTTAACAGCAAGTAACTTTGTTTGTTTACTGTTAGACATTTTTTGCATCAAAGGATGATCTTCATCGAAATCTAACGAATTTTTTGCTCTTCTATGCAGTAAATCCAAGTTTCTTTTAGCTGTTTGTCCTAACACATTACCAACCAAATCAGTAATATGTTGATGTAGAACTGCAAATCCTGGTCCTCTCAGTTTGTCTGACCCACTTTTTTTGCCACTTTCTCCATATCCTGAAACTTTAAGAGAAACGCCAGCCAACATTTTTTGTCCATGTTTTAATGAAGAAAGATGATCTTCAGAATCTTCTGAAGTTTCTGTACCATGTTTTACTATTGGAACAACCACATCAGCATTAGAGGAAACTCCATATTTTTCTTCCACACCCTTTTCTTGACCCGCTCCAGTAGCATGCGGAGGACCAGCTACTGAGAATCCCTCGGTATGAAGATGATGAATAAAATGAGCCGCAGATTTTACTGTATCAGAATACAGCTTATCAAATCTATTATTTTTTATTTTTTCTTTAAGTGGTTTCATCTCATCTGATTCGCCACCATCTTCTTTTTGACTGGCTTGAGAAGATTGTTGATGTAACTCATTTAAAGCTTGTTCATGGCTCATGTTAGAAAGTCTTTTATTGTAATAAGAGTTTATAGCGTAATGAAAAGCGTGTTCGGAAACTCTTCCGTTTGCATCAGTAAGTTCGCCTTTACTTAATTCTGCTTCTGTCAAAAAATTTTCCACAAAATATTTAAAACTGTGCAAAGGGAGCTCTCCTGAAGTGATTTATGGTTTGTATTATTTATAATAAAAAAAACCCGCCGAAGCGGGGTTCTGATCAAATCCAGGCGGGGGAAGTTCGTCTCTTATTTTGTAAACGAATTTAAATCACGTCGACTTGTGAATTTCTTGAGCTTTTTTTAATGCTGCAACTAGATGCGGGCCGTGGAACTCGCCGTCAGCGGGGAAATTCTCTTCGTGAGAAACGTCTCCATTTCTATATTTAAGGCGAACACTCCACTTTCCATCATCGTTTTGTTCATGGGTGATATTACCAAAGACTGTTCTATTATTATCTTCCAAATTATATTGTTTTGGACGAGCAAACGTTATTCCAAGTGTTTTTTTGGCCTCATCTAGCTTGGCAATACGAGCTTGCTCCGATATAAACTTGGCGTAACGATTAATAGACATTTATTTCTCCGGAAGAAATTGTTGCTGGTTTATTTATAATAAAAAAACCCTCGCCGAAGCGAGGGTCTAAAATTAGATATTGATCCATTCAGGAGAACTTCGTCTCTTCCAATTATGTAGGTGCTTTTTACCCTCTCGATAATAGTTTCGGTAGTTCTCGATAGGATCTTCTGATACCTTGTACTTATCGTCCATACAGGAAGGCATGACAGTCATCTTGGCAATTCGAATATTGTTCGGAGACTTCCTCAGAACTGAATGAAGATTGATCAGTTCGACCTTGTGTTTCTTATCGTATCGGAAAGTGTATTCTTCAAGAAGAGAAAGAAGGTGTTGATGAAGCCACATATAATTGCTGTTTGTTTCTCTAGCCCAGACAGCAGAAGGGTGGTTTATGTGGGTTGCACTATACATTACCTCGTTTAGTGAATTTGGTAACGCATAAACCTTCTTCTTTCTTCCATTAACAACATTCACACTCATTGTGCCGTCAAGAACACGATGGGCTGTGCAAAGAAGCTGGGCTGTTTCCAGGATCATCTTTACACAGTGTTTGTCCACCATCCACTCGGCACACTGTTTTGGAGACTCTGACAAATAAAAGATATTCACAGAATTTCCCAAACATAGGTACTGTTTCCAGTCTTAAACCTGACTCTGTTTTCTGTTTCTTCAAGAATCTCAGTGACTTTAGTGGTCCGCCAATAGTCTTGTGCAGCATAAGATCGTCCTGTTAAAGAACCAACTTCTACAACACAGCCAACTTTTGGCCTGGCAAAGTTTTCGTGTTTGACTTTACCATCATCTATCCAATAGATGATTGATGATGGACCTGAATCGCCAGCACCATCCCTTTCGCGTCTAAGACTATATGTCATTACATGTCTCTTCCATAGTTGCCGTTCTTGAAACCAACCGTCCCACCACGTTCAACAATTCGCTTTAGCACATCTTCAAACAGGATCGGCGTGTAGTTCGTATGTTCAACGCTTACGCAGAGATACCTTGGGTCAGGAACCATACGATCATCGTATCCAAGTCGACCTTCCATGATCATCACTTCGTTAGCATGCAGGTGACCGTGGATGTTACAACCAAAACGAGCCAGAGATTCTGGGTGGATTGGAATGTGAGACAGGATACAACCATTCATTACATGATAAGCTCGGATGTCGCGGAAATACTTGTCGTACTCATTCTTCTTCAGAATGTCATGGTTGCCTTTGATCAGAACAAGGTCACCATTCAGACGGCCCATCGTTTCGTTGAGTGCGTTTTTGTTCATAGCGACGTCACCCATAACATAGACCTTGTCGTTTGGACGAACGGTCTCGTTCCAGTTCTTGATCATCGCTTCGTTCATTTCGGCAGCATTGTCCCAAGGACGCAGCTTGGTGACTCCGTCGTTTCTCATAAAGCGACAGACACCTTCGTGACCCCAGTGGGGGTCAGCAGTCAGATATACGGCAGGCATTGATTGCGACTTTCATTTTATTCCACCACAAAGTCTGGGATAATTAGAGAGGGATTAACGGTTTCGAGATTCACATCACCAACGGGGAGATATGTAATCGCTGTCATGTCAGAAACCCCAAAGAAGATCATAGTTAGAAGTACGATAATTCCCCAAAGAAGAATCAGTTGAATGGCGAGATCTTTTTCTTTTTTAATTACGTCGATCATTTTTTTCTCCCAAGAGCAGTGGCGTCATCGCCTTTGGTAACAAATTGATAAGCACCCTTGTTACAGATAGGTGCGGTTGAGTTCATATTAAGTTTGGCCGCGACAAGAACTTCTTTAGACTCATCACGTAAAGAGTCAATAAAGCTTTTACGATTTTCGGTATAGACGATTGTATTAGAGCATTCAGGAAGTTCCGGATCGCGCATCCAAGAAAAGTCTGGGGCGTTCCAGCTACGACCACGCAAAGGCTTGCGTCGGGTCGCTCGTTTTTTCTTAAGAGAGCCAAGGACGGCCATGGTATAATTCTCCTATATCAATCATAGAAGTATATTATACCATGGATCTATCCAGAAGTAAAGCAGAAAATATCAAACAAAATCAAAGCGTAGGTTGTATATATTCATACCAAACGTGTACCACTATAGCAATTCCGATAGATACCACAATTCCAATTTTTAGAAGTCTGCCCATTAGACAAAGCTCAACATATAGCCGATTGCAGCACCATAAGCGACACCAACAAAGAATTCGATAAACCAGAATGGGTCTTTCATGAACTTAGAAACCACATAGTTACCGACAATGTATACCAGAACCGAAGCGATAGCTGCAGCTGGTAACAAAGCTAGAAGTAACCAAGTTGATGTTATGAAAGCACCGAATACGAATGTTGGAAAGAAGTACAACCCTCTGATCAACATGGTATTTGCATCTTCTCTTAGGGTACCTTCATTCTTTCCCATATCAATGGAGTCATACCAACCTGGTATACGATAAAAGACAAAGCCCAAAAACAGGGCCAATGCCCACTGCCACCCATAGAAGTTAAGCATCAAGAGTGATGCAACAAGAATAGAATAATAAACGTTTCTTCCTGGAAGGAAGCTTACGTTTTCATAACCTGAAAATCTATTAAGAACACCACCAATTAAAGCACATACGAGAACTAGAGTTTCCATGATTGAATCTCCTTATTGTCTCATACTTATCATTGGTTTTATCTCAAGATTGCTTGGGGTCCGCAAAAGATCCAAAAAGCATATCATAATCATCGTTTCCAATAGGGTCAATTTGATCTTCCGAGTTCTGATTTCGGAAGCCAAACTTGGCCATGCTTTCTTCATCAATCGGTTTACAGATTAGGGTGATAAAAGATTTCTTACCGTAGTTGTCGGCAAAAACCCTATATGGACCCTGCATGATATCCATAGTTCCACCAGTGACAGTTCCGTAATACAATTTGTTTTTGTGGGGAACAAGGGTAAGTGGCACGCCTTCTTTGTTTCGAAGACCGACATAAGAAGTATAATAGAGCAAGGTTCTCTTGAGAGAAAGCACAAACTGTTTACGGTCTTTCTTATCACACACAATAAAGAAATTATGAAATCCCGTATTCTCATCATCAAAGGGATGAATATATTTACCATTTTCGGGAAGTTCTTTTTTGCCGAAATGTTTTTTGAAGAAGCCTGGAGGATCGATTAGTTCTCGATAATCTTTTTCAGAAACAACAAATCCGTTTAGACCAAAATAATTGGCCATATCAACCATTGCCCAATTGGTATTGGAAACGTTATCTAACATTGACATATTTCCTTACAACCGCCATGAATTGCTCATCTGTCTCGCTTTGAAACGCCTCTTTCATGAAACCAGAGATAGAATCATACTTACTCTGATTCCTAAGAGCTCTCGTTACCTTACCGATTACAGTGAGTGAGTTTTCGCTTTCAGAGACGTTAATGCTGATCTCTGGGTGTTTTGGTGGTCTTGGCATACTCCTGCCTCTCTTGACAGCGGTTAATATTCTAAACTTACTATTGATAATTATCTACCTGTCTTCTAACTAAAATGATCTGCCGTCGCATCTGCTTCAAATCATTTATGGTTTCGCAATCTAGATACGTCATAGCTGAACGAAGTCCACCCTCAATTTGCAAGATTCGTTCTTCGACGGTCATATTCCGATCAATGATAACTTTCTTACCTTCTGGGGTCGAATATTTATTCTCTTTGTTATAGGACATCGAAGAGTCGCTCGAAGAGCCGTAGAAGGTTGTTCCTGTTTCTTTCAACCCAGCGAACATACCACCCATCATAACCTCGTCAGCCCCAGCCGCAAAAGCCTTTACGACATCCCCAGGCGTTCTGATCCCACCATCAGAAATGATTCTGATCTTCTTATTCTTGGAATAATGTTCTCCCATATCCAAAGCCATACTCGTGTCTTTGATCAGGGTGTATTGGGGAACGCCAACTCCAGTCATCAAACGAGTTGTACAGACCGAACCTGATCCGATCCCCATCTTAACTGATAATGTTTTTACGTTAATGAAAAAGTCTGTTGTGTCAAGAAAATCAATTAGCTTATGAACGGTGTTTGGATTGGCCAGGTTTCCGAAAACAACATGTTCGAAATTGATCTTGCTGATGATACTTTGCATCATTTTCCAGAATTTAAGGACATGGCCGTTGGCAACATCGAAACAGATTGTCTTTTCTCTAATTCCGTATATATTTGTAATCAGATAGCTAAGTTCAGAGGCAAGTAGCATGTCAGCCTCTGTAAAACCCAATGTCGGAATTGCAAGCCGAGCTTCCTCCCATCTTGTTGTGGAGAAGAATTCTTTCCATTCTCGGATGGGCGTGTGCTTGTCGATATACGTTTTCCACCCATAAGCCGATGCTATCTTTGCTACCTTTAGGGTTCCAACGTTCTCCATATTGGCAATTGAAAGAGGAACAATTCCATCAGACGGGATATCTGGTTTTGATCTGGAATCTACGTTTGAGTACACATCAGGCATCAACAGAACGTCTTGAAAATCTAGGTATTCTTTCATATTATTTTCCATAATTAAAAAAAAAGTGGGGCACGAATGCCCCACTCTGTTTCGTTCAATACTTTATGGGGTCTTCACTTCAATAGCGGGAGGTCCATCAACCAGTTCTGGTGTTGGCGTTTCGCCAGGCGTTTCAGTAGCTGGTTGGTCGACAACAATTTCTTCCGAAGAAGGTTGGGCACAAGCTACCAGAGCAACAGCAGCCATGGCGGCAAAAACAGTTTTAATCATTTTTAGTCCTTTCATTTTTGGGTAAGTTAGTGGTAGGTAGTTCTTATTTTTTGAATGTGAGTTTCACAAGAGTTTGTCCTACGGTTTCAACATCACATATTTGAGAGATCCAAGAATAAGCTGATTCTCGGCCTGTGTAGTCATGAATGAAGACGAGCGAATCGGGGTTTGTTCGTTTCAGCAAAATAAGAGCAACGGTTGCGCCCCTTGCAATTCCATCAACGAAGAACACATCACCATCAAGAATTTCTTCGTTTGGTAGCATATAGCGCCAGAGGCCAAATGGGTTTTCTTCTTCTACGCAAGCATAGGTGTGTTTATATCCGCCACGTTCAGGTTCGTAAATATACGTAAACCTAGAATGAACCTCAGGTGGAAATGATTCTTTAATGGCCTGATTTACTTTATTAAACCATTCTATATTATGCTCAATTGAAACCAAAGACTGTGTTGGTTTTAGATTATTGAGCCACATGCAAGTTGAGCCACCACTGCCCCACTCTACAAACAAACCATTTTCTGGCATGTTTTTAATAACATCAATCATATATTCAACTTCATCAGGGTACATCTGCACAGACTGAATGCTATTAAAGTCAGCTTGGGTGGTCATATTTTAGTCCTTTTCAAATTTTTGGGGAAGTGGAGCGGGGTATGGGACTCGAACCCATCTTTTCAGCTTGGAAGGCTGGAGCACAACCTCTATACCAACCCCGCGTAAGTTTATTTATCTGGCAGCTGTTCGAACTTCTCACGAATTTCAATTTAACTATATCATACTATACTGAGGGGAAGATGTCAAGCAGTTTTTGGTTTTTTCTTAATCTTATAAGGAAGAATCGTGAACATGACATAATCATCATCTTCTTCATATACGACATGTGCTTCGTTCTTCTTGAGTTTCATATAGTCGAAGGTAAGTTCGAGAATCTCAATAAAGTATTCTGGAAGAACTCCAAGATTTGTAACGCGAAACAGTTCGGGTAGCTTCAAAGTTCCAATAATGAAAGATTCGAGGAACTCTTTTCTGTAGACTAGGGTAACTGGAGATTTGCCGTCATACGGCGCAACTTTCTTTCGGATTTTTGGTTTCTTGTCCATAATTTTTCCTTTAAAAGTTATTTTATCCTACTAGTTTCTCTTCCCAGTCCTTAGCTCCTTGCTTCACAGCAACCGTTGTTTCTTTCATTCCACAAACTCTACCGTCCCAATAAAGCAGGGAATATTCTTTCCCTTCTGCAACACACCTGAAACCCGTTTCGCTTGAAGCGCCTTGCCTTGGGTGTTTCTTGTTACCAATATACTTATAAAGCTTACCTTCGACAAAATTAGTCATTTCTTGCGACTCCTGATTCTATGATATAATGCTTCAAGTTTATCTTTTTCGGGATGTTTGTGGACCCACTGACCAGTGGAAGGCTCAAATTCTTCTGAGAAAAACTTATCGAGAAGATCGTTTCCAGTCTTTATATTCTTATCAATAAGATAACAAGTCTCATCAAACTTTGCGTCGGAAACGAGGCTGTCTGAATGTTTCTCATAAGCCCAAGCCCAAAGGGCGACACATATTCTTCTCTGTTTTTCTTTTACTGGAGGATCATCTTCGAAGAAAGAAAGGAGGCTCAAGTTATGGCACCTTTATGCTTTTCGAAATCATCTTATACGAACATTCGCCAGTTAGAAAATCACCAGCAGGGTTTACGTCTATGGATCTTGGAATATTATCTCCAATATATTTTGAAACCACCTCATCACAGTTTGTTTCAACCATAAGAATTCTAGCCAGAACAGCAAGAAGAGACGCAAGAATAGCCCAAACGAAGAATTCCCACACCGATTTCATATTATTCTTCCATCTTCTCGATGATCTGATCATACATTCTTTGTGTACCAAGCTTAACTACATCAAGAAACTTCTCATGATCAGGCTCGCCAACAAACTTCTCATAAGCATCAGTTGTGGTTTCTTTAATAAGAAGAATCGCAGAGACCAGTTCGGCAACACTGAACCGTTCAACAGTCCCAAGCCCAACGTTATAAATGGCCCTGCTCACTTCATCTTCGGTAAGAATATTCATAGACAATCAACTCCTTCATCGGTGGTATAGATAACATTGGAAATATCGAAATGGGCGATGGCTTTTTGACAACCGAGACATGGCTTGGCCAGCCCGTCGACCCACTTCTTGCCTTGGCGCTTATTTCTTACAACAAGCATGGTGCTCTTAGAAATCTCATCAAGAGACATATTATTTCTAAGGGCATTAATGATACAGTCAATCTCAGCGTGAAGATATATTGCATCTTCGTTCTTTCCGAATTTCTTCTGGAAAGGATGACTCTTCATTCGATTAGTACCAAAGAACAAGAGCTCGTTCTTGTAGATAAGTCCTGCTTTTATTCTGCTGGACCTGACGGGTTCTTGGGTTTTAACATCTTCGCGAAGAAGTTCCAAATACCTGAGAATGTGTTTTTCACAAAGTTCCATAACGAGTTCCTATCAAGAGACGGCAAGAGAATGGCAGCAGAAGTAGCGGGAGTTCCTGATAGTACGTCAGCTACTTCCTTTTCAGTCCACTTACCAGATAGGATAAAGCTGCTGGTCTCTTGTTGTAGGGCTTTTGATTCGGCTTTGGATGTTTCTAGTTCTTGGACCTTCTTGTTAACAGAATCGGCGATGTAGCTCAATTCCTGTTGGAGTTTCTGAAGATCAGAATTAAGGCGTTCTTGTGTTTGTAGAAGTTGTTGCGCTCTTTTTAAGTTTTCAGTGACTAGATTTGGCATAATTAGATTCCTGTGTGAGATCGAAAAATTCTTTATAATTGGTATTTACTTGGGATATGTTTGCCAATTCGGCATCCAGTGAAGCAATATAATAATATTTATCATTTATAGATGCTTGAGTTTCTGCCAATTGTTTTTCTAGCTCGATAATTCTGAAGAACTCATATGTAACATAAACCGTATGCAGAGTAAAGACAAGCAAAAGTAGTTTTACAAACCAGTTAATCGTAAATGGCTTGGAAATCTTATTACCAGTACGGATGTAATAAACCGAATCTTTTGACATAGATTATTCCTTCGCATTCAAAACCACAATATGATTATACCGCATTTCGAAAAATAGTCAAGCCGAATATGAAAAAACCCTCCAGCGTACTGGAGGGTTTCTTTTTCCTTGGTGGCGTTAAAGTGTAGGCACAAATAAAAGCGCGAGCCCTGCTATCCCAGGCTGATCTCAAACACAGCCGCTCGAAGATTTTAAGGAGTGGTACTAGGGACTTTGTGCCTACACGCCAAATCCCCAGCAGGTTTCTGCTGGGGTAAGTAGGCTATCGTTTCGCTGCAAGCATTCGAGCAACGTTTACTGGGGACTGCCCAGCAATCACTTGCGAGAACGAAAACTTGAACATCTTGCCGTTCTTCGCGCGCCCGACAAACGGGTATTTGTGCGAACGAGCACGATAGTCAAGCAGGGTGATCTCGCCTTGAGTCGGCGAGACGAACGTGTCACCCATCTTGTTGTCTTTAAGAACCTTCATCAAAGCTGGGGTTTGGCCCAGCTGGACGGCAGAATCAGACAACTTGCCTTTGACGTGGGCGTCAAGGCGCGTATGCATAGTAGAGCCGTCGGTAGCGAAACGAATGTTCCCGATCGTCAACATCAGGCCAGACTCATCGCCGAATTTCGCGAGCACTTGGTTGAGCTCTTTGCGAAGCGTGGCAAGGGTGGCTTTGTTGAAAGTGGTGTAGGTCGTCATGTGTAGGTTTCTCCATGTTACACACTGCTGAAACCCCAGCACTTTGGCTGGGGTTAGCAGTTCAGTAGGACACGCTGTGGGCGTGACCGTCTTCATAAGCCTCTAGGGCATGGTCGCGGGAGTTGCGATTAACGACAACCGAGGGGTTGTCGATATGCCAGCGGACTGGCCCCTCAGCACCGTTGTAGATGTTATCGAGAGCCTTTCCGACATGGACGACCGTGGCCTTAACCAGAACCTTTGAGGTCCAGCTAGAGCAATCACAGTCCATTTGCCAGACGACCAGGGCGACCTGACCGTCTACAGCGTATTTTTCGATCGTCGCGGACATTCCAGCTTTGTCAGCCAAGTGGTCCTGCTTTTCAGCGAGGAAATACTTGAAAGCGTTGCGGATGCGTTTGCGGTTGATCATGAGCATTTGTCTTCTCCATTGGACACGCCAAATCCCCAGTGGGTTTCCACTGGGGTAAAGGTTTATACTGGAATCTTGGCGATGTCATTCATGTAGTAGTTTTTAGTTTTTTCTACCAGCATGTTTTCCCAGAAAGTCTGAAGCTCGCGAAGCTTTTCGCCACGCTTCTTTATGACTTCGCTGTGGTAGTTTTCACCACCCCAGCCACGAACACACCGTTGCCATTCTTCACCGTTCATCTGACGAGCGGTACCGATGGCGTAGATAGTTTCCTGGATTTGTTGATAAGTCGCTTCCATGTAGTTCTCCATTTATTAGACACGCCAAAACCCCCACGCTTTCGCGTAGGGGTAAGGGACGTTATCCACGTTTCTGAAGCTTTTCGCCGTTCTGAACACCGAGATATTCTGCAAGCTGCAGGATATTCTCGCCGATCTTGTCAGCCGCTTCTTCAAGGTCATCGAGTTCTTCTTCGATGTTCGGTTCATCACCGAAGCCACCGTAGACAAACGAGCCTGCAAAAGCAAACACAACAGAAAGGATGGTGATCATCAGAGCATAAAGTTCAGCTTGATGGAGAGTGAAAGGAGCTTCACCGATGGAGGCTCCCGAAGCGATAGTTGCCGTCGCTTCTTTTAGATCGTTACGAGCTTCACTCAGTTCCTCGATAACAACCTTACCGCGCTGCGTGATAGCAAGGGCAGTAATAGGACCAAGGTCCCCGTCGATCGCCATGGGCTTGCCAGTCTCGTCGACGTAGAGGCCAAGGCTCAGCAGTTTTCGTTGAGCCTCTTTAATGTCTTCCTCAGTAGCAGTCGCAGCGAGCGACTTAGACATGACCCTGTCTTCAGCCTCAAGGTCTTTGATCTGTTTTTCAAGATCGGCTTTCGTAGAAAGAGCCGTGTTATAGGCAGTGTTTCGGTCAGAATCACCTTGGGACGCTTCTGTGACGATATTCTTCAGGGCGATTTCGCCGCTGTTTTTATCGACCAGACCTGCAACAACCATCAGAACGAACAGCGGCGCGAAGGCCAACCACTTCTTGCGGCGGAAAGCAATTTCCACAGCAACGCCAAGAGACGCCAGCGAAAGGGCCACGAAGGGACCGATCAGACCGATTAGTGGTAGTTTGATGGTGTGTTCAAAACCGAAATAAGCCAGATAACCCGAAATCGCAGCCATGCCGAAGCCAGCTACGATAAGAATTACTCCGAATATTCGAAGCAGCATGAGTTTCTCCATTCTAGCTACGACTCTACCCCAGCGAGTTTTCGCTGGGGTGATCTAATTAGTCGTTTCGGTAGGTTAGGCGGCGACTCGCGGCGCAACCAGCTTATGGTCAACGCCGATCGAAGTCAGGTAGGCCGAAGAACGTTCAGCGTCCTCAAGACGAAGGTAGCTGAGTTTGAACTTAGTTCCCTTCATCGAAGAACCAGCAACAGTGTTGGTGTGCTGGATAACGAAAAGCGGAAGCTTGGCTTTTTTCGCAACGTTTTTCATATTTCATTTCCTTACCAGCGGAATGCTGGACACGCCAAAACCCCCAGCACTTTGGCTGGGGGTGGAAGGATTAGTTCTTGCGGCGCTTTTTGGCGGCGCGAACCGTTTCCGTCGTTTCGGCGATTTCCTCTTTCGTCGTCAGGGCGTCACCAAGGTCAGCGTTGAACGCTTCAATCTCGGTAGCCTTGTTGTCGAAGTAGGTGTTCAGCAGAGTATCGGTCATGATCACTCCGACGCGGATGCGCTCGAAAGCGTTGGCGAGGGAACGGATGCGTTGAACGCGAGACTTAGCCATACTTTGTATCTCCTTAAATGCTGACAGTCAGCTACGCCTTGACCCCAACACTTTGTGCTGGGGTAAGGTTGGAGATTTAGTGTGCGCCACCTAAAGCGGTGGACGCGTCAATCTTTTCACAATTTCAAACATTGGAACTGGGAGCGCCCGAAGGCAGGCCGCGATAGTCACTGAGCCCTTCCAGAACACAACCATTCTACCGTATTAGAGGAGAAAGTAAAGCCTCCCAACATTAAATTTTGGTAATGTTTTACTGATTTTATTCAGTTTTTTCTACGGAAAGCAAATTATTTGGTTGATTTTCAGGGAATTTTGCTCTGAGCGGCTATTTCAGCCTTCTCTTTTTCCCATGCTTCGGTGGCAAAGGCAGCGAGGTAATATTTAGCTGCCGTCAGTGATTGGAAGAATCTTGACTCTCCCATGTATTCGTCGAACGATTCGACTTTCCAATAACACCCATCGTTGCCATCATAGAGACGTTTCCACATGATAGTTCCAACAGGCGATTTGGTGACGCTATTGACATAGCGAAATCCACCGATGGTTTCTTCTTCAAGAAGTTGAAGTTCACCGTTCATATTAGTTCTCCATTTTTAGACACGCTGATACCCCCACTCGTTTGAGCAGGGGTAGCAGGCAGTTACGGACCATCATCATAACCGAATTCAGCAAGATAGTCCTCACGAGAACGTTCTTGCCAATCTCGGTGATTGGTCGATGGGCTGGGAAGAATGCCTCGGCTTTTGAGAATATAGCCGAACCTGTACCCAATATTCAGGGTATAGCAGTATTCATCCCAACCGTAGCCCGAGTCACAGCCAAAGGCTTCGAAATCCCAACGAAGAGCCGTCAGGGCATCAATAGAGTGAGATGCCATAAGCGAACGAATGCGCCGCTTGAGCTCTTTTTGGTTATTCAACTCGGCCTGTCTTTCTTCTTTGATAACAACCTCAAGCTGACGGCAGAGCCTATCGTACTCAGCGTCAAACTCTTCTTGTGTCTCAAAGTGGACGTTGCGGGGACGAAACCCGTAAACGTCTTTGTGGAGGTCGGAATAGGTGTCACAAATGACAACAGTCATGTTAGTTCTCCATGTTAACTACGACTCTACCCCAGCAGGTTTCTGCTGGGGTAAAGGTCTCAATATCGTTCTTCTTTGTTAGTCTCACGAACGAGCTCGTATACTCCGAGCAAGTCTAAGACTTCAGTCAGAGTCAACGCCACAGTCGATTGGGCCATTACTGCCCCCATCGCTTGGTACATCTTTTCTTTGGCGTAAACTTCTAGTTCTTTGCGTGTCATATTCTTTTCTCATTTTCTGTTTTTCTTCTTCGGTCATACCGATGAAGTTTGGGGTTACCGAACGGGGAAGTGTTTCCATTTCCCATGATCGGCCTTCAGAATCAAACATCGTATATTTCATTCTTAAACCTCAAAAGGACGAGTAAGTCGGTCGACCTGTTTGTCGTTATAGTCACCGTTGTAAGTCCAGCGACGGAAAGCAAAGCAGTCCGTGCCGTTTGCATCACAGCGCTCAGCGAATTTGCAGGTATCGCAGGGGTTAGGACGTTTGGTTTCTTCTTGTTCATAGAACCAAACCTTGGCTCGACCCATAGCAGCGTTGTCAACTACATAATCCATATTAGTTCTCCTTGCTAACTACGCCAAAACCCCTGCCACTTTGGACAGGGGTAAAGGTCAGCGATGCCGCCAATTGTAGCGGCGTTCTTCTCTAGCTTCTTTCTCTTCTTCGTATTTCTTACGCTCTTCAGGTGTCATTTTGGACATCTTCATGCGCTCGAAGCAGCCATTAACTCGGCCTTCTTCATCCGGCTCAGCGAGGTAGAATACATAAACGCCGAGTTCCTTGCGGTACTCTTTGTCGATATATTCAAACCCACCGTAATACTGGAGGACGCGGTCGTCACTCGCCTTACAGGCGATGAACTCTTCGTTTTGGGTATCAACCCAAAGACCGCCGTAAGTGGCCCGTTCGTCAAGGCCGAGAGTGCTCAGATCGCGAACATGCTCGCATTGAAGAACGAGGTCTTCAGCGCCAGATTCAATAACGTCCATGAGGTCGTTAAGCGATTCGATGGTCATGTGATTTTCTCCATTCTCACAATGCCTTGACCCCAGCAGGTTTCTGCTGGGGTAAGTAGGCTACCGTTTCTTAAAGCTGTTAACTTCAAGGGCGTCAAGCAGATCAGTGTCCGCTTGAGTCACCCAGACGAGATCACGAAGCCCTTCGGCGTACGCCTTTCGATGTTTCTCGTCGTAGTGATGAAGCACAACACGTTTCATTTCTGATCGCGTCAGACGACCAGTCAGATCAAGACCCGCTTTGCTGGCGAGTTCAACAATCTTCTCAACAGAAACAGTCATATTAGTTCTCCATGTTAACTACGACTCTACCCCTGCCACTTTGGGCAGGGGTTTTTGTCAGGAGAGATAGTCGTCAAAACCAGGAAGAACCTCAGCACTAGCCACCTGAAGGTGATAGTTGTATTCAGTTCCGCTTGGCCCAATGACAGAAAACGAGTCACCAGAAATGATATAGATCGTTTCCAGTTCTTCGTCTTCAGCGATCATCGGGTTATCTTCAGCCGCGACGCCAGCGAAGGCGGCATAATCTGAAGCATCAAAGGCACGCCATTCAGCGTCAGTGATGATGATGAGGATGTCAGACATAGAAAGTTTCATGTGATTTTCTCCATTCACTACGACTTGGCCCCAGTGGGTTTCCACTGGGGTTTGGGTCAGTAGTAGTCATCGCCGTCAAAGACGAGAGCCAGCAGATAGTATTCAGCGGCTCCAAGCCGTTTGAACGTCATGGTCTTTTCCGGAACAGGCTTGACGTGGCAGTCACGTATCTGTTCGTAGGGAGTGGCAACCCAAAGCCCGTCTTCGAGCATAGCAGTGCCAACCATTCGACCCGTTTTGCGCAGGTCATACCGATAACCATCTTCGATGGAAACGGGGACGATATAATTTTCGAAGCTCATAGTTTTTTCCTTGTTGCTAACTACGACTCTACCCCAGCAGGTTTCTGCTGGGGTAAGTAGGTCACTTGAAGACGCAGTGGGAAAGTTTCCTGTTAGGAACAACCCCAATCTTTTCTCCAGTGGCAAACACAACCTTGCCGATCACCGTGAAAAACCCGAGGGTCCTCAGCGTCTGATCGTGTTTGGCGATGTGGTTGGTGCCAAGGGCCCAACGTTCACCAAGGTCGCCGAACGAAGTCCAAACGCGGATCTTTTCACCGTCACGGACAATGTAGGCGACTTGACCTGGGTCAAAGTACTCAGCATCTTGCGGATGCGAAGGGTTCATTCTTTGGCCAGTCGGAAGGATAGCAGTCATGTGATTTTTCTCCATTCACTACGACTTAAGCCCAGCAGGTTTCTGCTGGGCGAAAGTGCACTAGTCGTAGTCAGGGTATTGCGTCAGGTAACCGAAGTGGTACCCGCTAAGAACATCCCCAATTTGGTCTTCTTTCAAACCGAGGGAGCGAATCAACACCTCGATGTTTTGAGTCGCAATAAAGTACCCAACTTGAAACCAGGTAATCATGAGTTTTCTCCTTGCTCACATTAGGACGCACACACCAGGTCAACGTTCGCTGACTCCACCTTTTCAGGTCCGTCTCTCAGTCGACTAATATGTGCGCCCAAAAATGAGCAAGTCGTGTTTTGAAGCGTTACCGCACGATGGTAACTTTGTCGCTGGCAGCTTGGGTCAGAGCCCTGTGCGCTTCATGGGCTACCTAGAGCGGTAGGCCAGTCAATCTCTCCACAATGTCAAACAGCGGCTTGATGAGCTAGTCATTTCACATACAAGCCCGAAGAGTTTCCCGCGTTTTTCACGCCCGTTACTGGCGAGGGACTTTTTCGGTACAAGGCGAAATCGGCCACTAAAGTGTCTGGGCCGCTCTCAAGTCCCACCATTCTACGCTTTTGGAGGAGAAAGTAAACACCTCCAACATTAAATCTTGGTAATGTTTTACTGATTTTATTCAGTTTTTTTCATTAACCGTCATCTTTTTTCACTAAAGCCCCTCTTTTGCGTAGGGTAATAGGCCAAAAAAGCCCCGCAGAGCGAACCCTGCGGGGCAATTCAGTTTTGTTTAGTGGGTCTCAACCTGCTGTAAAGATATTTCAGGCATAAACTCAACAAAGGCTTCTTTGTCAAACTCATGGTTCTTTTCTACAGCATGATAGCCATACGGGTTTGTCAGAACACGTGTCTCACCAATCTTATAGTTTACCGTGTGGTGCATATGCCCATGGAACCAGTACATGATTTGCTGGTTGTCCATGATAAAATCGAACAACTCAGTAGCATATGCAGGGTTCATAGGATGGCCCCTAAAGTTTGGACCAACACTCAGATACGAAGGAGCGTGGTGGGTAATAACCACGACGTTCTTATGATCCCTGATGGCGCTCTTTAGAAAGTTGAAACTCTCATAATGCCAACGAAGTGCATCTTCAGGAGAATATGCCCAATTGTAATCATTCATACTCCCCTTTGCCTGTGCCATAATCAGAGGATTTGCTCCTCCGAAATCGGTCCAGAAAGTTGATCCCACAAACCTCAGATCACCGATATCGATAAACTGATTTTCCAGAAAGTGAATATTCGGATAAGCAGAAAGATGCTTCTTTATTACATCGATATAATGACCGTGTTCGATCAACTGCTTCTCTTTCCACCCATACAACTCGTGGTTTCCGCCGACCATAATGACCATAGGAAACTCTTTGGAGATATGGCTGAAAAACTTGTTATAGAGTTTCCGCCTTTTGGGATTCTGGTCAATCAGATGATATGTTAAGATAATATCTCCAGCCAGAATAAGGATGTCCGTTCCACCAATGTTTTTAGGCAGAATCGGGTTACCGAATTCGATATGGAGGTCGTCCATGTATTGGATTTTCAACGGAACACCTTTTAATCTAAGTTGAGCCTTAAGTATACCCCAATATCTCCAGCTTGTCAAGCACTTTTTGACAAAAAAATAAGGCGACCGAAGTCGCCTTATTCTGCTAGAGTTGGAAGAATGTGTAACAGGAGGAACCCCACCTTAAACCCCGTCTATTCCAGTCATCTCGTTACCAAGAGCACTTGCCATACTGAAAACAGAGCGAATCGTGTTTTCTCCACATTCTTAGTGGTTCTATTTATAATACCTTTTTGCCCTTTTCAGTCATGAATTTATTAAATTTTTTTAATGGAACAAAGTTCTGAATGAAATCCGGAACGTGATCGCCGAAACCGTAATTGGTTTGTTCTATAATTGGTTCCTCAGCCCCAGCAACTTTCCTAATCTTGCCGATCAATCTATTCTGGGTCATGCGAAGTTCCTCATTTTCTGCTTACGATACTCAGGATCATCATTCATACGACTGCCGAATTCTGTGTCATCCATTACAGGAACATCATCGTCTCTTTTATTCTTTTCGTCGATGATACCTTCTTGGGCACTTTCTTCAACATCGTATAGTTTCATTTTTGGCCTATCAACACCAATAACGAATTTCTTGTAGTAGTTTAGATCGTTGTATCTGTTCTTCAGCTGCTTTACCATAATCTGATTAAGAGATTCAAGCTGCTCGTTCGAGATAAGAGCAAACATCATGTCACAGGTAGCAGGCAGGCCAAAGGACTCGGAGGTGTTTGTGAGATCAATATCACTGTTCTCATATCCACTTCTGTTTGTTTGGGTTGCGGAAACAATCGGAACACCAAACTCAATTGCAAGACCCCTCAATTCTTCTGCAATAGTCTTGACCAAGGTATATGAGTTGATTCCAGTCATATTCTTGATCCTCGAACTCGTACAGATGTTAAGGTAGTCGATGTAGATAATATCAGGCTTGAAGTTTCTCTTTAGTTCAAGTTCATTCAGAAGGTGTCTGAAGTTTGCCGAACCAACAGATGTAGTAGGATATTCCTTGATGATCAGCTTTCCATCAGTCTTTTTCTTGATCTTGTTTATTCGTTTAAGATAAGATTCTTTTGGAAGCTCATGAAGCTCGTCAACTGTGATATCAAGGATGTTTGCATCAATCCTCTCGGCAATACGTTCTTCGGCCATTTCAAGTGTGATGTAAAGAACGTTCAGCCCTTCGGAAAGATTATTGGCTGCACAGTGGCACATGAACAAGCTTTTGCCAACACCTGTTGATGCCATGATGATATTCAAAGTCTTCTTGGACAATCCACCCTTTGTAATCTTATTGAAGAAAGAAAGATCAAACTTGATCTTGTTTTCAACTAGATGATAGAAGTCATATCTTTCTTCAGCATTGTCAAGAAAGTCATGGCCAATACTGTTATCAAACGAGACACCAAGCGCATCGGAAAGGATCTTTGGGATTGTCCCGACAGAAAGGTTGCCTTTGGTTTTCTCATCATCAACAATCTTGATGGCCTGCATCAGTGCATTGTACAAGGCTTTGTCTTTGCAGAACTCTTCAGTCTTATCAACAATCCAGCTTTCTTCATATTCTGATTTGGAGATAGAAGAAATATACTTCACCAAATCTTTATACGTCGACTCTGGTATATTGTTTATTGTCTGAAGATCGACAAGAAGCGACTCCCTTGTTGGGATCTTGTTATATCTGGCAACAAAGGAGTCAATAAGCGAGAAGAGAATTTTGTAAGACTGCTCTTGAAAATATTCTACTTTAATAAACGGGATAACCTTTCTTGCGTAAGTTTCGTTGTTGATTAAGTTCGAAAGTATAGCGTCTTCAATTCTCTCAGATAGCATTTATTCTTCCTCTTCGTATGCCTCTTCGGCTTCAGTATCAAGATCTCCAGTTCCATAAGAGAATTTCTTGTGGACATGGGCTTCGATCTTTTCTAGAACATCCTGAGTATAATACTTTTCAGGCTCGCGGTTAAGTGCTTTTTCAAAAATAGTTTTGCCGTCTGGCATCCTCAACTTATTGCCGACCTTTGTGAAGACGCCTGCCTCTTCAGCAATTTCCGCCAATCCATAATACCTGTCCAAACCACTTGCATAAGAAAGTCTTACTTGGACTTGCTGGTTTTCTTTTGATAGACGAGATTTGTACATCTTGACTGTGATCAAGTTACCAACAATGCCAGTACCCTCTCTATCTTTTTTCTTAGAAAGCATCGCAATTGTTGTTGCTGCAAATTTGAAACCAGATCCACCCGAGATTTCGTTTGTTGGAACATAAGCACCAACAGCGGCATACACGTGGTTAGTAATGATCAGGGGAATCTTGGCCCTGGCAAGTTTAAGAGTCAGAACGCGGAACGCTGCCTTGATTACCTGGGCCTTGGTCATATCCCGAGTTTCTTTACCCTCAGTAGAATCTTCAAGTTCTTTTGTCGTAGACATCATACCGAGCGAGTCGAGAACCATCATCATCTTTGGTCTCTTGTTCTCGGGCTTGGCCACATAAGAGTCGATGATCTTAAGAGCATGGTGGCGGAACTTCTGGATGGTTTCCTGTTCAGAGATAACAACCCTAGAAGTATCGATCCCCCTGCTTTCCATCATATCTTTTGTGACGGCTGCTTCGGTGTCGTAGTAAACAACAAACCCATCTTCATTTGCATCAAGGAAGTTCTTGACGATACCAAGAACGAAGAAGGTCTTACCAGTAGCAGACTCGCCCGCGAAACCAGTTACTTTATTATCAGCAATACCGCCATGAATTGATCCTGAAAGAACAGCATTGAGTGCATATGAACCCGTGTCAACAAATCCAGAAAACTCGCCTGCTGATTGTCCATCAACAGCAAGGGTAGTATTCTCATCGCCAATCTCTGCGATAAAGTCTCTTAGAAAGTCACTCTTCTTTGCCATGCTAATTTTCCTCTAGAATGCTGTCGGCTTCGGTAATAATTTTATCCAACAATTTAGCGAACTGTTGGATTCTTTCTTTTCTATTTGGCCAATTGATAATTGGTTTTGTGTCTGCATCTTTAAGCAGATTAGTAAGAAGTGGGTTAATCTTAGCACCCATATCATGAACACAAAGGTTCATGCTCTTCAATTTCATTCTAAGTAGATTTACTTGGGCAACAAGCTCATCCATATCATTTGTAATCTGGCTTCTTTGTAGTATATCCGTTTCATCTTCTAATGTAAAGCCGAAATCAAAAAAAGCTTCTTGTCTTTCTTTCATACCACCAACTCCGTTATGATTGCAATAACTACTATTGTAAAAGCCATCAACATAGCGACGACCATCTCACTTTTCTCAGGTTCTCTCATTATGACCAAAAGTCCTCTAGAGTTGATACTTTCTCATTATTCCAACCGATGGTCTCGGTGATGCTCTTAAGTGGTTCGAGGAAACCTTTATTGAACTGCATATCCCTATCCACAAAGTCGTCAAGCTTGAACTCTTTTGGAAGTTCTGACGGACAACCAAGAACCTGGGTATTGTACTTGTTGGGAGTTTTCATATAAGAATATTTGATCTTAGAACCAGAGACGATCTTCTCATATTTATTCTGAAGATTGAGTTTGTCAATAATCTGATTGAACATCATAGAAGCCTTGACGTGGATCGGTGTGCCAGAAAGGTAAGTTCCGTTCTTACCTTCCCACTTCTCAATATCCTTGACGCCTCGAGGGAACGCAATGTCTTCAAACGGAAGAGTCTGGAAACGTTCTTTGGTATCAGCCACGAACGCATGCAGATCTTCTTCGGACTTATTCATAACAATCTCAAAGGCAGATTTGAGAGCCTGACGGCATGCTGTAGGTGTTGAAGACTTGATCGCTTCAATGCCCATCATCTTGAGTTTGGGTTTCTCGAAACGAATACCCTCAAGGTCAAGCATGTTGAGGATGTACATCTTCTTGGCTTTCCAGATGGCACGATCAGCAATAGCTTCTCGGTTCATCTCAAGCTTCTGTTCATAGGAAGACATATACTCATGAAGTCTCTGGCAGGCTTCATCAACACAAGGCTTGAGTTTCTGCTCAACAACCTTATCAATAAAGTTCACAATCTTGTTCTTATCAGTCTCGTTAGGAAGAAACTTCTTGACCATTTCATCAAGGGTAACATAGTTGGAGTCGGTGTCAACCGCGATGACATAATCTTTGTTCTTGGTGCCGAGTGTCTTATTGAGATATTGGTTGATACTCTGTTCAACCCAACGAATGGCCAACTGGCCAGAAGTCGTGACAGCCTCGGCAATATCTGCGTTGAACCACCTGAAGTACACGTTTGCGAGCGCACCGTAAGCGGAGTTTAGTTTAATCTTCAGGGCTTTCTGTCTATTATCGAGAGCAGAGATCAATCGTTCAAGTTCTTTGTTCTTGGTTTCGTTGAACTCTTTCTTGATCGTCTTAAGTTCTTTCTGAGTAGCAGCACGATCATCGTACAGCTTCTTCATCAGGGCAGGCAGGAATCCAAGTTTCTCTTTGGAGTAATATGTACCGTTGGCACAATAGCTGTAGTCTTCAGGTGCCTGGAACTCGCCCTTGAGGAGTTCGTCGACTGATGGGAAACCTTCAATCATACCAACGAGGGTCTCAGAAGAAATATTGTAGGTCATGATCAGGTGTGGATACAGACTCTTGAAGTCCATAGAAACAACCCACTCGCTCATACCGATCTTGGGGTCCTTTACGTATCCGCCAACGATTTCTTTCTCAGGCTTTTTCTTGAACTGGGGAATGACGATGTTCTGTTCAAGAAGATAGTTGTGGATAATCACGTCCCACTGCTTAACTGAACCAAGCGTATCTTCGAAGTTGATCTTCGAGTCGAACGCAATAGCATAGACAAGCTCGATCAGCTTCATCTTATCTTCAAGTCGTTCGACAAGCTCAACGTCTTTGATGTTATATTCGATGAACAGTTGGTGATTCTTTTCATACAGATCATTCAGGCTTCCGTACTCGGAGTAGTCGACCTTCTTCTCACCAAGCTCGACGAAAGAGATGTGGTTGAGGGAGTATGATTCTTGCTGGGAATAGGTGAACTTCTTGTACAGGTTGATATAGTCAAGAACGTTGACACCGACAGGAGTATAAGCACTGTTCATCTTTCCCCTGATCTCAACTTCATACTCACGCAGAAGTTTCCAGGGAGAAAGTCTCTTGGCTTCGTTGTCGTCAAAGACAGTCTTGATGCGGTTGATGATATAAGGAATATCGAAGAACTCGATGTTCCAACCCGTAACGCAGTCGGGAGAAATCTCTTCCCAGTATGTGATGAACTTGGCAAGCAGCGTTTCTTCATCTTTGCAATGATAGTAGATAACATCGTCTTTGTGTGGCTTGAAATCGTGCAGGCCAAATACGTGTTTGCGACCACGCCATGAGATCGTGATCGCCGTGATAGGTTTGTTTGCTAGTGCAATATCGGGGAATCCGTCTTTGGATGAAACCTCGATATCGATGTAGACTGTTCGGATCAACTTTGGATCATAGGAGATCTGAGAGCGATAGCGATCGTTGATGTAAGCGTAGACAAAGTCTGTCAGACCGTAGATCTCCATCCCAGAAACACCCTCATATTGTTTCAGGAAATCTCTAGCCTCAGACATCGAGTCGAACTCGATCTTACCAACAGGCTTGTCATCAAGAGTCTTGAACTTGCTCTGATCCTTTGATTGGATAAACAGATACGGTTGATACTTTACCTTTCGGTTGAATCGATTTCCGTTTGCATCGAATCCTCTAACGAGAAGATCGTTGCTCCTCCTAGAGACATTTGTGTAGAATGCGGACATGCTTATTCTTTCGCTGTTGAAGCACCATTATACTAATAATAAGTGACGTTGTCAAGCTTTTTTGAAAATCTATTCTCGTAACAAACGACAAAGGCACCGAGACGCCTGAGAGCTCTCTCAATAACATTAGCCTCATTCTTGGTAACAGGTTCTGGTTGAAACCTAACCCAATTCGCTCGGCCGTCTTCAGACATCATGTAACGAATATGGACTGTCTGGTGCATAAAATATTCGTGTACGAGTTTATAAGTTATGGGGTCAACTTCAACATCAAATGTGAATATCTTCTTGTCTGACAACTGACACTCCTGCCTCTTCAAACATAAGTTTAGTTATTTTCCACTTGTATATATCAGTATCCCAATCGTAGTTGCGAAACTTTTCTGGAAGAGGAGCAACAACAATCTTCTTGATACCCCGCTGGATAATTCCCTTGGCGCAATCCGAACACGGCATAAGCGTAACGAACATAGTAGTATCGTGAAGGGAAACATCTGCGTTGTCTAGTGCGTTTCTTTCCGCATGGGAAACAAGACTATATTTCAGCTGACGATCTTCATACCTTTCGGTGCTATCATCAATGCCTCTTGGGAATCCGTTATAACCAACACTGATGATTCTTTTTTGGTTATCAACAATTACCGCACCAACCTTGGTACTCGGATCTTTGCTCCAAGAAGAAACAGTATCAGCCATATCAAGAAATCTTCGAATCCACTTATCACTAAACATGCCATGTTCCTTTATACACAACACCATCAATCTCAACATAATCACTTAGACTATACCAGACTTGTGGTATTCGTTTGACTTCTACATTCTTGTCGACTATTGCTAATCTTTTCTTCTTGCTAAAGGCTTCGGTCAGAGCATCAATAGCACCTTTGCCCCAATCGTTTCCGATCTTCTTATCAAAAATCTCTTTGAGCGTATAGCAGATGTACCTGTTCGTCGAACTCTTCGCGGGCAGAGGCAATGCGTTCTTCTTTGGTTTGCTCGAAATGGGCAAGACCTTTTTCGTAGGTTTTTTCTTTTTGGTTGTTGTTTTCTTTTTCAATGGCTTTTTCAATGGCATCAATTTTCTCCATAATAAGAACTAGAGTATTCAGCATATCAAAGTCTGTGATCTTTCTTTCCTGCCGAAGACATCTTGTGATATACATCTTCATCTTATCAAATTCGTTCATAACATTCTCCTACTTGATTGGATGCCTAAAGCTGGTCTTCTTGTCAAATCCGTGTGATACAATTTTCTCTTTGTCGGTGATATTAGACTCGACGACTTTGTTGTTGTGGTTGGTTAGCCACATTTCAATTTCTTGATAGATCTGTTTGCTGTCGCCGAGGAGATGATTGATCTTATATTCCATAAGGTTTGGGTTTACTACAATTTTGATTTTCTTGTTTGAACCAAAATGAATCAAGATAATTGGCGAGTCAAACTCTTGCTGAAGCTCTACAACTTTCTTGTAGTCGGAAGTCTTGAGTATTTCTGGAATTGTATTCTTGTTTGATCTGTATCTATTTATCTTGAAAACCTTTACCCCACGCTCAGTTGAGAAATAGAAATCTTCATAGCGATGAGAGTCTGGAGTGATCTTATGAAAAGAAACAAGTTGATCGGCAATGGCGATAAAGTATTGCTCGACATGAGTACTACCACCAAGAGTTTCTTCGACTTCCGGAAAATCAACATATGCCTGAGGATGCTTCCAGGCGATTCGCTGATCTCCTGAAAAATCTTTAACAAGAAACTTATCAACGTCTTTCTCATAAGTTTTTTGTTCACGATTGAACGTTACCGAGTTTTCACCACCATCATAATATGGTTGGGCAAAATCGTAGTAGTCTTTAAATTTGCTCAGAATTCTCACGGGAGAATTATCCTCTATTCAATAACAAAGAAATGCTGTTATAAATCTTCTTCCTCATCAATTGATTGTTTCCAGAGACGGTACAGTCCTATCTCTCTTCCATAAGCATCAATTTCCCAGGGTGAGGTATAATAACCCTCATCCGTTTCTTCATACTTACTACTGATATACATCTTACCTTCCCAGAGCGTCCCAGTCAACTTTTTACCTGAAGAAGTTTTCTGGGTCACAATATTTCTATTCATCTGTCCCGTTGCAAATTGCTTGACGTGGACACACTCGTGGGCGAGGTTCTTGTATACGTTACCCTTCCATGGATCTGACTTAGGAGAATGGACAACTTCGATATCGTATTCGTCTCTACCAGTTTCAGAATTGGTTCCGAGTGGATCACAATACCCGAAACGATCTCCGTCAATAGATTTTCTTTGGACGTTCACGTAGACAGTCAACTTGTCCCTAATTCGTTTAGAAACAAGCTTGGACATATAAAACTTGACCGAATTTCTGATTTTAAATTTTACTTCTTTAGATTTGATACCATTAACGTAGACTAACATCACAGTCTCCTATCTTGAGTATTAAGTATTTATTAGATAGAGGTGTAGAAAATGTGATCCTGGATCTTCTTGGTTTTCTTTACGTTCTTCCATTGTGGGGAAACATAGTCTGCATGATAGAACACGGCACCTTCTGTATAGTCAGTTTTTTCAAGAAGAGAAGCCATGGCGACTTTCTTGGCGACATCAATCGCTTTTCTGTCTCTCATTCTATCAGACTTTCCGTCACAGAACCAAGAGAACTGGCAAACAGTTTCGGTTTTCTGTTCAACAACCCCACAGATCGTTTTCGGAAACTCTTCATCTTCTGTTCTATTCAGAACAACTTCGGCAACCGCATATTGCCCTTCAATCGTTTGATCTCTGGCTTCGAAATAAATGTTCCGAACTAGACAATCAAATTCTTCTTTGCCGATTTCTTCGATCGGATCAATCTTTTCGATCTTTTTAAGGGTCTGTACAATCTCCATCTTGACGGGAGGGGTTGAAATTTGTTTCTTGAATGACCACAGGTCAATTAGTAGAACTACACTCAGAACTGTTAGAAGAACCTTGAACATGTTCTTTTCCTTTTTCTGTTAAAAGAACCATTATCATGATAATAACGCAGATGACAATGATCTGTTTTATGAAATTGTTCATAATGAAATTGTTCATAACATTCCATTTTGAATAAATGTTAAAAAACTAATATACTACAGTCTTTAGCTGAAGTAAAGCTAAATTTAGAAATAAAAACGGCGGATTTCTCCGCCGTTTAGAGTATTTACTGTACTTTTTCTTATTATACTGTTGGAACAACAGTTGCAAGGCGAGCTTTTACAAGCTCTGCAACTTTTGCTTCGGTAAGTCCGAAATGCTTCAGAGCGTCTGGGACGTTCTGGCGTAGATAACCCAGAACAAACATGACAATAGCGTTGTCGATATCTGCAGTGAGTTTATGTTTGGCAACTTCTACTCTTGCGAGAGCAATAGCGTTCTGAAGTGCTTTCTCAAGATATCCTCTAACGACGTCATCGGACAGCAGACCGTCTAGCTTTGCTTTCTGTAGAATCCACTTAATTGCGGGTGGAACTACGGTAAGCACAGCAGCAGATACTGCAGCAAGAAGAAGGTTTAGAAGAGGTTCAACGAAAGGCATAAAATCGAATGGCATAATTAACTCCTGTTTGAATACGTTATTCCGATATTTATAAGAATAACAAATTATGTATAGAAGTTTGGTCCAGATTTATTTTTTGTTCCAATTCCTGTTGATTGATAGTGGATATCAACCTGATGAACAAATGGATTTACCGACATTGTGTTTGTCAACAGCCTTGTTCTTATGCAGATAAGTCCATCAGTTGAAAGTTCATTAGAATCAAGCAATGATCCAGTTCCGTTTGGGGAAGAAAGCTGAGTCTCTGAAATCATGTGAACATACGGCCCAATATACGAATTGCTGACAGAAACCGTAATGTTATTTGAGAACGCATGAAATCCTCTAGCTGAGGTGGCTTCTATCTCAAAGGTTGGTGCGCCTGCTGAAGAAACAGCATTCGTCGACCAGTGTACGTGAATAAACAGATTAGAATTAGGAACATAGTCGTGGGGTAAATGATAGTCGATATAAATGTGGTTATCTACACCAAACTGCCACTGCTTTACGTTTGACTTATATATTGTAAAAGACGGTCTGTTTGGTCCACCACTTTCATCAACATGAATCACTCCAAGCAAATCAAAATAAGGATAGGTTGGATTAGCTAAATCGACCTTTATACCCTTACCTGTATTAGAAGATAATATGATTGAGTTGGCTGAAACAGTAAGATCGACACTCGACCATCCAAGCTTTTCTTTGATCACCCGTGTGACGTCGATGATCCATTGCTGGTCAGCCGTAGCTGATTCTGCTGTTGGATGGGAATATGTTTCAGCCATAGATTAATATCCAAACGAATATTATATTTAGGCTAAATTATCCCTCAATCTTCTTGAGTTTCTTGTAATAATGGGGAGTTTCACCAAGATGGTCCAGAGCAATTTCTCTAGCAGCAATATCACTATTGGTATGTTCTCGTTCTACTTTCATACCACTCTCTAGCTGTTTCATAATATAATCGAGAGACACGCCATGTTTCTTTGCGATCTGCTCAGGAGATTTGGTCTTGGCGTTAAGAAGATCTTTTACTTTATCTTTCAGTGACATATTTAATCTCCCCTGAAGCCAAATACAACATCTTTTGGCTGTTTAAGCTTGGTTCCCTTTGAGTCCCAATACCAGACGGTCTTAAGTTTGTTTATTCTCTTGTCTTTCAATTTCCAGGAAATAATCCTAAGAAACTCTATTGGATCTTCTTTATGCATACCGTCAGAAAGAACATAATCAACAGTATCAGTCAAAGAGTTATCGGCGTAATATTTAACAGAAACTTTCATTTGATCAACCCATTCCATCATTAGTGGACATTATATTATAACGCATATGAAAACAAATGTCAATCTTTTTTATTTAAATAATCTTTAATATAACTGACTCAATAAAAGTTCTGCCTTGTGCTGTGACAATCGTATTGGTCACGTTTGCGTAATTTCCAGCCGTTCCCCCAGACAACCAGATTGTTGTCCTTTTAGAAGAAAATGTGTTGGCTGAAATGGTTAGGTTGGCGGTAACAACCCATGACGATGTCTGGATACTGTCGTTTGCTGGAAGCCTGTATTTCCAGTCAAGACTATAATCTAGTACCTCACCAACCTTTTTATCTGTCCAACTTTCCATGTGATTCCCTAAACAACTTTAATGAGATCTCTTCGTGTATTTAGACTTTCTTGATCGTCGGTTTTCTTTAATACTACGGTGTTTTCATATGAAGAAAGAATACTTTCTCTGATATTCTTGTCAAATTCAATATTAAAATTCTTTTTATTAAGTGTAATTATGTTCTTGAGAGTCAGATCATATTTGATAACCCTAGCATTTATTCCACTCAGAACAAATGATCCATTACCCGCAACAAGAAATAGTTGTCTGCTACTTTTGTTTAGTGAAGCATTAATACCAGTTAGTGTAAATGGAGCTACGTTTGCAGTTATTCTGCTATTCTTTATTAGAGAATTGTTGACGCCACTTATATTGAATCCAGCCCGTTGGGCTGCAATGACAGTGTTTTTTAGAACGTTGGCGACGTTTCCTGTAAATGTAAATGATCCATTCTCTGAAATCAGTCTTCGAACTTTAAATAATCCTGCTATATTACCAGTAAAATTAAATCCACCAACGGCTGCTGGCAGTTTTCTGGAAACAATTAGGTTTGCTGCAACACCAGTAAGAGAGAATGATCCGGTTTCACCTATAATAAGTGACCTAACTTTCAGATCAGCAGAGTTACCTGTGAATGTGAACGAACCGACAGCAGCTGAGATTCTATGTGCTTTATTTAAACCAGCGTTAATACCAGTGAGAGTATAGGATCCAGCTGAAGCTACTAGTTTTCTATCAGATCTAAGTGATGCTGCAACACCAGTAAGCGTAAACGAACCAGTTTCACCTGTAATAAATGATCCGACTTTTAGATCAGCAGAGTTACCTGTGAATGTGAACGAACCGACAGCAGCTGAGATTCTATACGCTTTATTTAAACCAGCGTTAATGCCAGTAAAGGTGTAAGATCCAGCAGAAGCTACTAGTTTTCTATCAGATCTAAGTGATGCTGCAACACCAGTAAGAGAGAATGATCCGGTTTCTGCTGTTAATTTTTTACCTGTGATTAGGTTTGCTGTAATACCAGTTAGTGAATAACTTCTTGAATCAGCCAGAATCTTTCTTGAAGCGTTTAGATTTGCTGCAACACCAGCTAGATTAAACTGACCAACAACAGGAGCTATAACATAAGCTTTTAAGAAACTTGCGTCAACACCTTCGAAATTGAATGAACCAGTATCAGCTAATATTTCGTAATCAGTAGTAGCATACAGAATAACATCTTCGCCAGTAAGCGCAAACGAAGCTGTTTCTGTTGAAAGAACTTTACCCCTGTCTAAGTCTGCATTAAACCCAGTAAGGGAGAAAGCACCAGTAGCTGCTATAAGTTTTCTGTCGTATCTAAGTGATGCCGCAACACCAGTGAGATTATAAGATGCAGAAGCAGCTGAAAGAACTTTACCAACGTCAAAGAATGCATTAAACCCAGTAAGGGAGAAAGCACCAGCATCGCCTACTAGTTTTCTGTCATATTTTACAGAGGCAGCAACACCAGTAAGAGAGAAAGAACCAGCTGAAGCTACTAGTTTTCTGTCGTATCTAAGTGATGCTGCAACGCCAGTGAGAGTATAAGATGCAGAAGCAGCTGAAAGAATCTTACCAACGTCAAAGAATGCATTAAACCCAGTGAGAGTATAGGATCCAGCTGAAGCTACTAGTTTTCTGTCAGATCTAAGTGATGCTGCAACACCAGTGAGAGTATAGGATCCAGCTGAAGCTACTAGTTTTCTGTCAGATCTAAGTGATGCTGCAACACCAGTGAGAGTATAGGATCCAGCATCGCCTACTAGTTTCCTGTCGTATTTTACAGAGGCAGCAATGCCAGTGAGAGAGAAAGCGCCAGCAGCAGCTATTATTTTATACTGTTTTGTTATTCCAGCCGCAACGCCAGTGAGAGTATAAGATGCAGAAGCACCTGAAAGAACCTTACCAATATCTAAATCTGCGTTAAACCCAGTAAGAGTATAGGATCCAGCAGCTGCGTTTAAGACATACGCTTTCTTGAATGTTGCTGCAACGCCAGTGAGGGAGAAACCCCCCGAATTTGCTCTTAGAACATACGCTTTCGTAAGTGATGCCGCAACGCCAGTGAGAGTATAAGATGCAGAAGCAGCTGAAAGAACTTTACCCCTGTCTAAGTCTGCATTAAACCCAGTGAGAGTATAGGATCCAGCTGAAGCTACTAGTTTTCTATCGTATTTTACAGAGGCAGCTATACCTGTTAAAGCAAAGGAAGCCGTTGCAGCAGTTAGTGTATAGTTGGTAAACCCACTTTGAAAAAACTGAGTGTCAAATAGTGTTCTGGCTGTTGAACCAGTTTCATAGTTTTGGGGGTTTATGGCATCCCTGAAGCCAAATTTTTCATAAAACTTAGCCATTGCAGGTTCTTATTACAGCTCTAAGTGCACCAGGATTTCCCGTAATAGATGCCGGAGCAATAAGAGACAAACAAGATGAAGCTTTTATCTCTGGCATCGAAATACACCGCCAGTATCTTTTCTCGGTCATACTGGCGATGGGTAAAAATACTGAAGCTTTGAAAATTGTACAAGTAACGCCAAAGTTACCAGCACCAGTCGTGTTTGCAGATAGTGTGATGGTGTTAATGCCTCTTATATATTTTCCTGCTTGTGCTGCGGGTATAAGACTGTTGAGTAAATATGATTGGCCAGTTCTGAAACGCTGGAGAGAAAGTCCTGTCAGGTTGCCGCTGGTTCCATCACTAAATATTGCGTTTGCTGTGAGGGTTACTGTAGTAGCTCCACAGTCAGTATAATTCTCAACCCACCAATGTACTTCAGAATAATCTGCTGCGCCTTTTCTGGCATCAAGGTTACTTGCTGACAAAAGAGTGGTATTGGCAAGATCTATAAGAACGTTCTGGGCGGTAGGTGTAGATACAATTCCACTCAAACCACCCATATGAACAAGCCTGTCATGGATTTCAACGGATTGTAAACCGTTTATCATCATAGCATCAATTGACCCGATGTACATCTTATCCGTACCAATCGGGTTAACTGTCCGTATACCACCCGTCAGGGAATTATTACATACCGCCACCGCTGCTGCTGGTATTGCTCCAGCTGTAGGAAATCCTGTAGATGTCCAATAAGATCCCCAAAAACCCGCCAATTGGTTTGTCAGACTTGCTTTATCTACAATTAGCTGTTGGTAAGAGCTGTTTCTTAATGAGTTTATAAGTAAACTGTGGGTTGTAATACTCATATAAACTTCCTAACCGTGAGAAACTTTTCCTGTTGCTCTTAGTGTACCTGTGCTGGTTGTGGTGGTTAATACTATTATATGTGGACAGCTATTAGGGTAAAACTCATTAAGACCAAGTTGTTGCCAGTCTTGGGGGAATCTGGCGTTTGCAATTGGTGTATATACCGAACCTTTATATCTTGTACAAGTAATACCAACGTTGCCTTGAGCTGCCGAGTTCGTAAACGTGATGCTGTTAATACCTCTTATATATTTTCCAGATTGTGCTGCCTGGATAAGATTGTTAAGAGGATATACCATACCTAATCTTCTTGTTGCAGGGAGAACCAATAATGACAAATTGGCACTTGTTCCATCATTAAATATTGCGTTGGCTGTTACGTTAGCAGCTGTTGCTCCAGTATCTGCATACCACTCTACCCACCATTGTACGTCAGAATAGTCTGAAGCTCCCTTTCTATCATTAAGGTTAGCTGCTGTGTTACCAGAGTGAAGAGTAGAGAGATCAAACCCAGTAATGGTCTGAACAGCAGTTGTGTTTCCGCTTAGACCACCCACATTAACCAGTCTGTCATGGATTTCAATCGAGGTACCTGCGTTTCCGGAAACTGCATCTAGGTTCGTCAAATAACTTTTTGTTGGAGCAGTTTGTTGAGTAAGTGTAATACCGCCCACGGTGGTAGCGATGCAAATTGTTGGGGTGGTATTCGGAATAGCTCCCTGTCCAGGCTGGCCTGTTGCCCTCCATAAAGATCCGTAAATACCAGCAGCAAAGTTGGCAAGGCTGGACTTGTCAATTACGAATTTGTCTGCGTTGTTACCAATGGCATTAACTAATCCATCTAACGTAGTAACTGTCATTTCAAATTACCTATACTAGTGTTAGAGCGCCGTTTGTTGGATCGAAGTCGACTGTTAGAGATTCACCAGTTAGAAGTGTGATTGCAGAACCGTAATCATACCAGCCAATAAGAGGATTTGTTAGTACTGCTGTGTTGCTGTTATACAAAATCGCGTATTGGAAAGGACCAATTGATCCGCTGGCGTTTGCAGTAAAGATAGCGTCGGCGAGAGTAAGCTTATATGTTCCAGTTGTCTGGACTGATCCAGTAATGACTGCGGTGTTACCACCCGTAAGATATCCGTTACCTTGTGGGATCTCTGCAATCTGAGATTTCAATGCGTTGGTGGTAGAAGGAGGATTCGCAGTGTTGGACAAAAAAACTTTAATGACATTACCATTGTTTGCTGGCGGATTAAAGTTATGAACACCCTTTGCGAGATCTTCTACGAATATTTGAAATTTATTAAATACGGCCATCTTTTTTCCTTTTCAAATGCAATGAACCCTGGAAGTATTTATAATACCTCCAGGGCTAACATTTGAGAAATTATAGGGCGAAGGCTCGATTTTACGTATTATTCAACCAAATCAATACTGTAATTTCGAACTTCGGTTGGATCGAGAACAACAACCACATCATAGTCTCGGTCGTATCCAGCTGCCATTGAAAGACGGTAAACTTGTTCAGCAACTTCTTCCATAGTAAAGGTTTGGCCACTTACAGTAAAGTTCGAAGAACGTATTTTTACATCGTTCTTGTAAAATTCAAGCTTATATTCGGTCATTTTAAATTACCTCAAGATTTCAGCCATACGATGCCACTCTTCTTCAGTGACTTCGTTGATCTTATTGATGGTTTCTTTATTCTTTTCATACCAGAATTCGTAGTATTGGTATGTCGGCATCGTCTTCAGAAGATCTCGAAACTCGATGATCAGATCAAAATTTAACATTTCATTACCTTTTTAAATTGGTGCGAGCAGACGGAATCGAACCGTCAAACCGAAGTAACGGGTTTTAAGCCCGTCGCGTTTACCAATTTCGCCATGCTCGCATTGTTGGGAGATTCATGAGCAGGGTTACAACCTGCGTGGCCGATTGGCATCTTAGATCAAGATCATCATGAACCAGAAACTATTTATTCAACCGACATCTTAAAAACAGGATTTCCCAGAAACTCCCTCCATTGATCAACCTTGGTTTGGGTCGTAAGTGTTTTCTTAAAATACTCTTTGAACATTACAAGAACTGTAGAAACATTACAATTATCAAGAGCTCTTGCCTTGAACATAAATCCATGAAGCTGGGTAGGATATCTCTTCACAATGAAAGCAAAATCTTTTTGCGAATAAGTTTTTCTCTTTTCAACAAATTTCACAAACTCCTTTGCATTATGAAGAAGTTCAGTATTAACAATAGAAGCATACTCTTTCAGGTATTCTGCTCGTGCTGGATCGATAAGAGGAACAACGTCGTCAAGCTTGTCGTCCATGATCAGGGCCAGTACGTTCTTTTCTTGGGTCGTCTCGTCCATTACCTTATGCAAGGCCACATAGTCATCGGCTTTGAATTTGATAAAACGAGAATACTCAGGAGTGTAAAACTGGACAACCACACCCTCAATACCAGTCTTGGCTTTAAGGTGATCAAAGAAATTACGAAAGTAGATCTCGTCAAGATTGAGATCTAAGAAATTACTTTTCATGAAACTGTGATCGTATTTCCCCGTTTCACGATGACGGAGATTGATCGGAATCAATTCGGGTTTATCATAATGCAGAACGATTTTGTTATTAGGAGAGATAAACTCGTAGATTGGAGTAAACCCTTCTTTGATGAGTCGGATCATCTCGTCGACGTCATACTCACATTCGTTCATAGCCTGTATGGCTACGTCGGTAACACCTTTACGGGTCATGAAAACGAATTCGCCATTAACAAGAGCAGGGTGGATCATCGAACCATCCCACTTGTTTGCTACAATAACAGGCGAACTCCAGTTTTGGTTCTCGAATCGAGTCTCTTCTTTCTCGTTGAGATTGAAGAATTTGTGAAACGGTCGACCAATCAGATTGCCGTTTGAGTCGAATTTAAGACCACGACATTCGCGCGCGAACGGATTGTCGAAGGTGTTCTCGCCCGCATAGATGTAATCGAGAACGGTGTACCCGTCTCTTTCAATTCTTGCGATTTCGGGTTTGTCTGCAATGTGGGGCAGAACGTCATCAATATGTTTAATTACCGGAAACATTTCTCAAATCCCTTACAGTAACAAAACCAAAAGCATCAAGCCATCCATCAGCCCATTGGTAAAACTCAGATGATCCTTCTTCGTATGGGTTATCTTCTTCGGAAATTTCGTTGCGGAAATCTTCGCGGCCATCATAGAAAATGTTTGAGTACATCATAATCTCTTAAAATTGGCGGTTCGTATGGGAATCGAACCCATCTTGCGAGAGCGACAGTCTCGCGCCTTCCCAGACGGCAAACGAACCAAATTCAATCTTCATTTATAAGATACTCTAAGCATAGAAATTAGGCAAGCAAAAAATTTATTATTTTCGTAATATTTTATTGGCCTTGTTATTTATAGGTTTTTTTAAAGATTATTAACGATTTGAGATCAAAAAATGATAAATATTGCTGCAATCCGCCCAACCCAGCAGTCCAGAGAGATGATAATGAGCAAGAAAATCAAAGAAGGAAGATTTTGGTTAGAAGAAAAAGAAGATTCTGACCGCGATGATAGAGACAGAGATTGCGATAATAACCCAGCACTAGATTTTAAAGAGGGTTATAATAGGGAAGCTGACATTCCTGGTAAGGGCGGAAATAGAAAACTCCACGTGATCTGCTGCATTTCAAATCCCGTAAGATATAAATCCAGATACAAATTATATAAACAGTTTGCCCAGCGTATTGAAGATTCTGGTGCCATTCTCTGGACTATCGAATGCGCTTTCGGAGATCGCCCATTTCAGGTAACAAGCCGCAAGAATCCAAGACACATACAGGTAAGATCAAAATATGAACTCTGGCATAAAGAGAATATGCTCAATCTTGCTGTCAATAGACTTCCGGAAGACTGGGAATATCTAGCCTGGATCGATGCTGACGTTACCTTTACTTCTTATACTTGGGTCTCAGACACTATCGAACAGCTACAGCATTACAAGTTCCTCCAGCTATTCAGCCATGCCGTCGACTTGGGTCCCAATGGTGAATATCTGATGCATCGACCAAGCTTTATGTACAACTATTACCACGACTACGATCTTCTAATCCCAAAGAAGAAGGGACTAAAGGCCCCTTACTATTATGGTGAAAGAGCAGCAGGTTCTTCTGGATACGCTTGGGCGTGTACAAGAAAAGCTTATAATCAGGTTGGCGGGTTTATTGACAAGGCAATCTTGGGAGCAGCTGATTGGAATATGGCTTATGCTCTTATTGGAAAGGTTCATCTTTCAAGAAGTGATAACCTTCACCAAAACTACCTTAACATGTTAGATTCTTGGCAAGAAAGAGCCGAAAAAAGAATCATCAGGAATATTGGTTACGTTCCCGGAACTGTGGCCCATGCTTATCATGGTCCAAAGGCCCTGAGAGGATACAATACCAGGGAAAGAATTCTTGTTGATCATGAGTTTGATCCATCAAAAGATCTTTATAGAGATTCTTATGGGTTGTATCAAATGGAAGACTGGAAACCTGAACTTCGTGATGATATCAGAAAGTATTTCAGAGCTCGCCATGAAGACGATATCTCTGAAGGATCTGATAAGCTTCTTCCGTAAAAATTGGGACCGTTATTATCTGAGAGACAACTCTTTGCCACGGTCTACAGCCGAAATTTTCTATCGTTCGTCACGATCACTCGGAATAATTTCGCAACCGGAACCAGCGATTATTGTTTTTCGGGAGGGAATGGACTTCCGCCAGGTGCAGTCTGGATCTGAGATTGAACCTGTCGGACAAGCTCAGGAATAACCGCGCCAACGACCTTGAAAGGAAGTTCGTTAAGTGCTGTCATGATAACGTTGAATTGGACAGCGGTAACTTCAAGTTTCACTGTCGCTTCTTCTGCTTTAGTTTGTTCTGTCATATTATATCCTCAATTACTGTAAAAAGTTATGGTGTTTCTTCGGGTTGGGGTGAAGAGGGAGCGGGTTCTTCCATCGTTGGAGTTGTGGTTTCAGGTTTAATCATACCAATACTAATACGATAGATGAACGTTCTCTCATGACTTTCGTATCTTTCATGTTTTTGTTCCAGTGAAAGACCAAATGTATTTATCTGTCTGATATGGGAAGCTCTAGTTTCACTGTCAACATATTCTACGATCGAATAGTCATCTTTTTCATCAACAACAAAATAACCTACTGCCATCGTTTCATTCCTTCTGTATTGTCAACTATACTAATATTTATCGCGATTGTCAAGCATAAATAATAAAAAACTGGGAAAAATAAATGCCATCAGAGACAATTATTTATCAAGCCAATACGATAACATCTCATGTTGTTGATACTTTTGATCCTGGTTCGGTTAAGGCGATAACATATGTTTGTCAGATAGACAACATCAGCGATAGTTCTATTCTCAATATAAGAGTAATCCACGATGGCAATTCTGTTGGAGTAACCCAGCAGGGATTAACTATATCGAACAGCCCACCATCTTCTTTTGATGCAAATATACATTTAAGCGTCGGAAAACTTTTCTTCACTCCATCGGTAGTTCCTTCAAGGGTAACACTAGAGAAGACCACAATCCTGGCCAACAATTATGGCGAACACACAAGATGTGGCAGGTGGATTAAACACACCGAAGGATTCGCCCTTAACAGTAACACGGTTGTTATTAGGCAGGCAAACAATAATACGTTTGCGAATACGTCAACTTATCTAATATCAAACGTTCTGGGTCCAGTAAAAGAAGGTTCTAATCTAATCGAGAATTCCCAATTCAGTAATAATGTTGCCTGGATACCAATTAATGACATTGTTCTTACTGAACAGAAACTTACCACAAACAATATCTATGTGGATAATTTCATCTACCAATTATTCCAAGCTAACATTGGCTATTCTTACATTGCCTCTGCTAATGGAGAGAATGGAAAGTTTATTATCGGAACAACATTTTCTAACAATAACAATTATGTTTACCAGAACCTTTCGACAACTTCAGTTGAAACAATATTCTCTCCAAACACCGTAACAAATATGTTCGTATCACTCGGCCATACACAGAACGAAGTCACAAATGTATATTCAGCTAATCTTCACAAAATTGTTCCATTCAATACATATAGATGGGATCTAGGAACATTCTATCTAAAGTGGACAAACACGGCTGTCAATACCGTATTGTGGAACATGGAAACGGTTGAAGGATATTCCAGAGAACTAAAGGTAAACTCCGATAACAATGTCCAGATATCTGAAAACAATTCTGTGTTTGTAATTGGTTCACAATCTACGGGAAACAACACCATAGCACTTTCCTACGGTAATGGATTTGTAGCTTCTCTTAATGGGAACAGTGTTGTATCAAACCTAAATATAGAGTTGATTGATAATATGATCACTTTAGAGTTTATTACTTCTCCTCTACAGTTCTCATATGTTCCAACCATTTTGTCAAACACTGAATTGGTAGATTTATCAAATGACTAAAAAAATAGATTTCTTTGATAATACTGTTGGTTTAACAGGTATTTCAGCAAACGGGACTGTGGGAACAGCAGGCCAGGTTCTTAAATCAAATGGAACAACGACATACTGGGATGCTGATGCTGCTTCAGGTGGCGATGCAGCCACATTAGATGGATATGATTCCACAGCTTTTGCAAGACTTGCAGCGAACACACCGTTTACAGCAACACAAACAATCAGCTTAAACCCAACAGCAGGACCAACAACACCTACAGGAACGTTGCTACATCTTATTGGTAACAATGCTGTCCAATCAAGAATGTTCCTTGATACGTTTGGACAAAACGCTGCGTTCCTTGGACGTAGGGCAAACGGAACTAATGCTCTTCCCACCCGAACTCTTTCTGGAGATTTTATTTTTACTTTTGGTGGATTTGGTTATGGTAATACTGGGTATATCGCGTCCGCCAGCGCATTGGGTCTTGTTACTGCTACTGAAAACTTTACAGATACTGCTGCTGGTGCAAAATTTAGTTTCAGAACAACACCAAATGGCACAGTCACACCAGTAGTTCGTTGGCACATTGAGAATGATGGTTCTTTCATAGCGGAAGGATTAACAGTTAGTGGCAACGGCACAATCAACGCTGTTGATTATTTTGACAATGGCACAAACATTAACACAATTTATTCTTCTCTGACAGGTGCTACTTTTACTGGTAACATAATTGTCAACAAAAGCGGTGTTGCGGTTCCAACAGCTTTTGGTACAGACGAAATTAGAATTGTGGGCAACACAGGTAACGATGCGCTTATTTGGGCTGACTCTTTTGGTGGCCCTCCTGTTTTTGGAGGAAGACGCGCTGAAGGAACACCTGGATCACCGAGTGCTGTCCAGGCTGGCAACACCCTAGTAGCATTACGCGGTTACGGTTATGGAGCATCTGCTTACTCTGCGGCACATAGAGGTTCTGTAAGTGTACTAGCTTCTGAAAACTGGTCTAACACAGCACAGGGAACGAGAATTGTTCTAGCAACTACCGCCAACACAACAGCAGGTCAATCTGCACGGTGGCTTGTTGAAAACGACGGTTCGTTTATTTACAACGGCGGCTCGCTCACTGGCGTCTCGACAGTCAACGCTGTTGATTACTTTGACAACGGCGTTAACATCAACACGATCTATGGTTCACTTGGACTGACAAATACGTGGACTCAGGTTAAAACAATTAATCGTAATTCAGCTGCCGTGCCAACTGCAATTACTGATACGATTCTCCATATCAGCCAGGCTGATGGTTTGGCTTCTCGTGTAACAGTAGATAGTTTTGCTGCAGCTGGCGTAGTAACCTTTAGACGTGCAAATGGCACCAACGCTTCAAAAACAGCATTATCTGCTACGGATTTCATAGGTGCTATAGCGGGTCTTGGATATGGAGCAACAGGATATTCAGCTGGAGCCCGAGGTCAAATTAGTTTTAGAGCAGCAGAAACGTGGACAGACGCCGCACAAGGTACACGTATCCAATTTCTAACTACATCGAACCTTTCTATAGTTGGTACGAATCGTTGGGCAATCGAGAACGATGGTTCGTTTGTTTATGAAGGTGGCTCTCTTACAGGTGTCTCGACCATCAACGCTATTGATTATTTTGACAATGGCGTAAACATCAACACGATCTATGGTTCACTCGCGCTGGCGAATATCTTCACCGCAGCGCAGACCATTAACCAAAACGCTGTCGCGCTTCCCGCTCCGCCCTCGCCAACCGCCCTGCATATCGGGGCCGCTGACGCTGGCCTTAGCAGGGCAACAATTGACGCTTTCGGGAGTTCTGCCTCAATCGCGCTCAGGCGGGCGAGCGGCACTAATGCGTCAAAAACCGCTCTAGCATTAAATGAAACTATCGGCAACATTGTGGCCTTCGGTTACGGCACTACAGGCTACTCTGCCACTCTCCGTGCGGGTATAGCGTTTCAAGCCGATGAAGCGTGGACCGACGCCGCGCAAGGAACTCGTATTACGTTCACAACCACGCCCAACTTGTCCACCGCTGCCGCAGCTCGCTGGATCGTAGAGAATGATGGCTCGTTTATTTACAACGGCGGCTCGCTCACTGGTGTCGGCACCGTAAATGCTATTGATTATTTTGACAACGGCACAAATATTAACACAATTTACGCTAGTCTTTCTGGTGCTGGCTTCACTGGTGCTATTACAGTAAACACCACGGCTGCTACTGCGGCGACATTTTACAGAACTGACGAAGGTGCAAGCGGTCCAGTAATCAACCTTCAACACATCACAACTACGCCAGCTATAAACGATGCTACTGGTCAGCTTTCGTTTATTTTAACAGACGCTTCTCTTGGAACTCCTACTGGAGCCGCAATTCGCGGAGTATCGAGAGACATTACCGCAGGTGCAGCTAGTGGAGATTTACAATTCTTAACCAGGGTTTCAGGCTCGCTTGGTACAAGATTTACACTTGCGAATGGTCTATACATGGCTGGTGCAACAGGCAGTGATCAGGGAACAGGTACTATCAACGCTGTCAACTACTTCGATGATGGCACAAATATTAACACGATTTATGCAAGTCTTTCTGGAGCTACTTTTAGCGGCAACATTACTGTTAGCAATGCCGCTCCGTTTATCGACATTATTGATAGCAATGCTGCCGCTGATGTAGGTAAGTGGCGTATTGATGCGAGCTTAGATGCACTTGGTTTCTATGCTTATAATGATGCTGCATCTACGTTTAATTCGTTTCTAACCGTAACTCGCTCAGGCGCAGCTATCGGAAACATAAACTTTTTTGGTGGAAGCGCAATTACATATAATAGAAATGCTGTCGCAGCACCAACACCTCCAACAAATACAGCAATTCACATTGTTCAATCTGACTCTAACGCAGCCAGAATTACAATAGATACATTTGGTGGTGCAGGAAATATTACTTTCCGTAGAGCAAACGGAACTAACGCAAGCAAAACTGCAGTTGCCAACAATGATACTATCGGTAACATTATCGGATTTGGTTACGGGTCAGGATCTTACTCTTCAACAGGAAGAATAACCCAGTCTTGGCTAGCAGCAGAGGATTGGACCGACGCGGCTCAGGGAACGAAGTTTAGTTTCTCCGTTACTACAAACGGAACAACGGGACTAGCTGAAAGATGGGTAATGGACCACGATGGTTCGTTGCGGGCGAGTGGTCTTGCTGCTACTGGTAACAACACCATCAACGCTGTCAACTACTTCGATGATGGCACAAACATTAACACGATTTATGGAAGCTTAGCTACAGTAAACACATGGCAGCTACTACAAACTTATAATGCTGGCATTAAGACAACTGCCAGTGGACCTGCTACTCATATCTCTATAGAACGCACTGGCGCTTCACCGTCGCTGCTCACTATCGCGAACCTAGGAAACCAGATTGACTTTGACTACAACGTCACAGGATACCGCTTTTTGCTTAGTGGTTCGCCTCGTCTCGTAATAACTGGTGCTTCTACTTTCACATACAACGGTAATGCAATTTGGCATCAAGGAAATATGGGAACTGGAACAGGTCTAGATGCTGACCTTTGGGACAACAACCAGTTTGCCGATTATCTAAATCAAGCTGTCAAGACAACATCCACTCCTACTTTTGGCGGCGTAAACTTATTATCGGCTACTTCATTCCTACCACAGATAAGTGTTAAAAACACTAATGATGACGCCAATGCTGGGTACGTTATTTTTCGCAAGACCCCTGCAGATACTTTAGTTTCAGCTTCAGATTATATCGGTACGATTCTGTGGTATGGTCATGGTTCGTCAACGGCTGATGGTACGGCTGCTACCATATTTGCCCAAGCACAAGGCACTCGTGGAACCAACTGGGTCGCGTCTGATTTATATCTCGGGTCAATGAGCACTGCTGGTTCTTACAGATATTTAAGAATAAACGCCGATGGTACGTTCACATACAACGGTAATACAATCTGGACTTCTGGAAATATGGTAATCGGTACAAACGTACAAGCATGGGACGCTGATCTAGATTCATGGGCGACCGTGACAAGAGCATCTGGATTCGATACCTTTGTCGCGACTCCATCTGGTGCTAACTTCGCTTCTCTATTGACTTCTGCTCTACCTGTTTCTAAAGGAGGCACAAACGCTACTTCTGCTGGCATTGCTGCTTTCAATAACATCACTGGCTACACTGCTGCTGGTGCTACTGGAACAACTTCAACCAACCTTGTTTTCTCAACATCACCAACCATTACTACGCCTTTGTTGAGTGGACAAACAATTGCCAACAACTCAAGTAGTGGTGTTGCCACGACACCTCTGATTTTGCGGAACGCATTCAGCGCCAACAACACTGAAACTGTTTTGCAGTTCAATGCATCTGCCTCGGTCGATCGTTTCGCTCAAATTGCTTCACGCAATGATGGTACTAACAATACTGGATTAATTCTTCGAACAGGATCTGGGGGAACTCTTACTGATGCTATTTCAATCACAGGATTTGGCGTTGTTACTCTCAGTTCTGGAGCTGTAATCCCCTCTCCTGCACTCAGCGGAACAATATCAGGTACTCCTACGTACAGCGGTACTCCAGCATTTTCAGCTGGTTTAACAGCAGGTACGACTAACACAATTACATTAGGCACCGACGGTAATATTGAAATTTTCCGATCAGCTGGTTTTGCTTTTATTGACTTTAAAAATGCGTCCGGAGATGATTTTGATATTAGAATTCAGCAGAGTGGCGCGAATACTATGGATCTCATCGCCTCAGGCGGATTGACCCACAACAGCGTTACTATTCCAACGATATCATCATCTCATACTTTTACTAACAAGATATATGATGGTGGGGCGGTGCAAGGAACGTTTACAGGAGCAGCAACTTGGACAGGAACACAAACGTTTCTGGCATCTGGAGCAGCTACTACTCTTATAATTGGTGGGGCTGTAGATTTCGTACCAGCATTACGACTCACATCAAATGCTGGCCAAGACAGAAGAGTTAATTTCTTCACTAGCAATACATCTGGCAGCACAATAAGATGGTCTCTTCTTGTTAGCAACGCTGCCGAATCTGGTTCAAATGCAGGTTCAAACTTCAGCATTCAGCGATTCGACGACGCTGGAACATTTATAGACCAGCCATTTGCTATTACAAGAAACACTGGGGCTATTAGTATTACTACTCCCACAACAATTTCAACTACTGGAATTGGTACTCTTCTAAGCGTCACATCATCTAATGGTGATGCTACAGCACATGGTATTGACATTTTCCGCAACTCTACGACGCCTGCTGTAAATGATGTTGTTGGGGAACTTAGATTCTTAGGTAAAGACAGCGGCACAACAACAATTCCTTACGGAAGAGTATATACCACGATTGTTGATCCAACAGCAGGTTCATTAGACAGCAGCATGATTTTCGATGCATATGCTAACAACGTAAGTTATGCTCCACTAACGCTGGGACTTACAGAAAATGAACATAGATTTACAACACCAACCAGCTCTATTGTAACTTCTCGGGGCACAAATGGATATGGCTCATTCTATGCTAGAGGATCTGGTACAAACCCAGCTTACATGTTCTTCGGAAATGACAATGCTACCGCAGAAAGAGCACGCATTACAGTAAATAACGCTGGAGATTTCATAGTCTCAACTAATGGTGGTACAGCAAACAATTTTAAGGTAGACTCTTCTGGCGTTATTACAACAAACGGTAACACCATCTGGCATGCTGGTAATGACGGAGATGGAACTTCTCTTGATGCAGGATTACTTTCTAGCTATAACCATTTGAAACTTGCATATGGCAACAGGGCCAACCGTTCTATAACTGGTGGTGGTACCATAACAGTAAACTCTTTAGGATCTGTATTGTGGGGTTCTAGATTTATTGTAATTTCTTCAGGAAGAGGAACAAGCGCAAGTACTAGTGGTTACTTTGATATTAATTGTCCAACTTCTGGCAGCATTACAGGTGTCGGTGGGGCTGCAAGTGTTACAGCCGATGCGGCAGGCATTCCATTGGCCGCTTGGCAAGCTCTATATTATATTCTACCTATAGGATCAAACAATACATCACTTGCTGCCAACTTTAGAGTCGTAGGTTTTACAGCAGATGTGGATATTCCTCATGATTGGGTCTTAATATGCCTAAGAAATGGTGATAATGATGTTTTCTATTTCAATAATGGAATACAACTCAAAGTAAATGGTGTTCATACTGCTGGTACTGTATGGAACAGCGGTAACGATGGTCCAGCATCTGGTTTAAATGCAGATTTGCTGGACGATTATAATGAAAGCTCTTTCTGGCGTGTGAATACGATTCGTCAAGGCGACTATGGTATTGCCCGTGCTAGTTCCTCCAACGATGTTTTTGGTGGATTAGAAATTCGAGAGAATGCTCTAGTCTCAAACACCCAGTCTACTGCTATTTATGCTCCAGGAATAAATTTTCATTGGGGAAATATTGCTGCTGCGCGCATCTATATGAACGCTTCAGGCCAATTTGTTCTTGGCGGTCAGACTGACATCACAGTTAACCGAAGAGATCTTCTTGCTGCCAACGTGTATTCAAACGGCAACTTAGTTTGGCACGCAGGCAGTTTAAGTTTAACAGCTTTTACTGCTCGCGTAACACTTACGACAGGAGTAAATGGAACTCTGACAGCATCTCATGCAAACATCAGCGTAGAATTAAATGGTAACGTAACCCTACCAAACTCTGTGTTTACTGCTGGAGATAAAACGGTATTCGATCCAGGAACTTCTGCCAGAACTTTTACTCGTGGTTCTGGTATCGCTATGTATGTTAATGGTGTTGACGTTGCGTCAGCAACACTTGCAGCTAACCAAATTGGTGGTGCGCATTGGCGAACAGCATCAGTAGTTATCTTAACAGGAGCATTTACCTAATGCTTAATGCGTTTTTTGCTTCAATTAGAAAGGCAACGTATACTCCAACTACCAGTACACGCACTTCTGGCTCTGGAACTGAAACTGTTCCAACAGGAGCAACAAATGTTCGTATACGCGCGTGGGGAGGCGGCGGAGGCGGTGGTGGCCTACTTAATAGTTGGGCTGGTGGTGGTGGCTCAGGAGCTTATGTTGAAAGCAATTATTCTTGCTCAAGCGGACAAACTTTAAGTTACTCTGTTGGTGCTGGTGGAGCAGCAGGAACAGGTGGTGGTAATGGTGGTATTGGCGGAAACTCAACAGTCACAAGTGGTACATTATCAATCACATCTATTACTGCAGGCTTTGGTTCTGGTGGAAATGGTGACACAGGTCCTGGAGCTGCTGGGGGTAGTGGAGGTACTGCAACTGGAGGAAACTCCGTAAATACAAACGGTAATCCAGGTGAAGATGACTTTTCTGGTACTTTTAACGCTGCAGGTGGTCTCGCACCCAATGGCGGATACCCTCCAGGAGATGGCGGTAGTGCCGGCAACTCAGGTGCTCGTGGGGAAATTGAATTCTACTACACATAAACAGAAACGACTTTGGCCGCCGAGTTTCCCCGACGGCCATCGAAAGCGAATTATTGGCGACCCCGACAGGATTCGAACCTGTGACCTACTGCTTAGAAGGCAGTTGCTCTATCCAGCTGAGCTACGGAGTCATAGAACTAATTATTGTTCAATGATACGAACTAAACGATCGAAGGATGCCTTGAAATCGTTTATTGCTCGAGATTTGATAAAACATTTTGGGTCAAGATTGTATGACTGTTCTTCAAAACCGTTTGCCAGCCATTCTTTAATAACATCGCCGACAGTTTTTTCAGGATCCATCATACCCTCAACGTGGGCTGGATAATTCAGTAGGTCAAGCAACTCTACAATCTTGACACACATCTGTACGCCCATTCCACGGTCATACCCACCAAAGAAACGAACTGCTATCTGTTTTTCGCCTTGGGGAGTTTTGCAAGAAAGTTCTTGTGACATTATAAAAACCTCATCATGAAGTCACCAATTTTGTGCATTTCATCGCGACACTATTGGCCTGGAAAATGGTATTCGCCCAATCCAGCCAATCAAGTTCTTCGGGAGAAAGCGTTCCATCATTATGGCGACGCATCTCGAGCTCGTATGCCTGCTTTTCTACTGCGTTAATCCCGTCTTCAAGACGGGCAAATCGGTAAACATACATATCCATATCTGGCCTCGTTTCAATCAACAAGTTCATTATCCTACAAATCAGCAAAAACGTCAAGCAGTTTTGCTATTTCTTTTTCCCGATGTTATATTTGGGAGAAAGAGTCCAGGTTTCTTTGTCTTTGAAAGGTAAAACCTTGATTTGATTCAAAGAAACACAAAAAGCTTCAGCCTTTTCTTTATTAAGAATTTTTAACAAATTCCAATCTTCAAGGAGAAGGGCGATTGCATTTCTTCGTCTAATATCATTTTCATCAATATCAGTCTTCTTGCCGTCCATTCGGAAGAGTTCTTTAAAGTGGACGATATAATATTTTCCTCTTTTATGAAGAATGTGACAAGATTGATAAAGTGTCTTGATCTTGGTCGAGGGGACGCCAATTCTTGTTAGCGTTTCTTTTACTTTTAAAAAGTCATCTGGACTCTGTAATGTTATTTCCAGTAGATCATCAAGCATATCATTTAAACTCCACCGCCATTGTTCTTTTCTTTTATCTCTTCAATTTGTTCTGGCGATAAAATTCTGATAGCGTCTTTTGCTTTATTTCGGTTGTATCCAAAATATTTCATTACGGCATCAATACTCTCATCGTCAACTTTCTTGGCCCATTTACTAAAACGTTTCTTGGGTCTGATAATATTTATTAGATAAGAATATTGAAGTTTATTATCCAGATGACCGTTCATGTTCATCTGGTTGGCATACTCGATTGTGTCTGGAAAATAAGACAGACCTGTATTGACGATGAATGGAAGATAAGATTTCTCGCATGATGGATCTTCCGCCATCATGTTGGTCTTTGTATATGTAATACTGTTTACGAAATCCCAGGGATTAGATTTGTTCGACATCTTCATCAGCCTTTCTATGTGCGGCTTTATCTGACAGAATCAAGATCTTCTCACATTCGTCACAGATCTTGATGGTCTTGTTTCCATCAACAGCCTCAATGACGACTTGTGCACAATCTTTCTTTCTTTTCTTTCTACAGATAGAGCACTTTCTAAATGCATCAAGGAGGTTCATACTATTCCTCCTTGAACGAGCACTCGATCATAACTTCAGTCAAGAAAGCGGTGATGTTGATATCGGGGTTGGCAACAAATGAATGCTGGTATTGATATTTAGAAATAAGAAGAACAAGAGGAGGAATTGAGTCTTTGGTCAGATAATTCTCAGCCTTGTCATAGAAAGCCCTGAACAGGGAAACCGCATCAAAGTCTGATTCACCGACCCACTTCCTCATCGAGGTGAAGTTTTTGGCTTTGAGGAAACCAACAAGCTGACCTAGACTTACGTCTTGAAGATTAGCAAGGATGCCAGAGTCGATTTTACCAGTAGCAGAATATGTTTGGATCTCGTTAAGAACACGACGCCAGTCTGGAAAGAACTTGACGATAACACCAGCTACGGCATTCTTTTCTGCTTCGATCTTTTCTTTTTGAAGGATATCCATCACACGCTTGAAGAACAGCTTTGCAAGAACATCTTTGTCTGTCTTGGAAATCTTGAAATCAATTACAGAACAACGAGAGTGTAGAGGTTGGATGATCTTATCCTTGTAGTTACAGGTAAGAATAAAGCCACAGTTCTTAGAGAACTCCTCCATAAAGTTACGAAGTGCAGGCTGGGTTGAGTTGGTTAGATAGTCAGCCTCATCTAGAATGACATACTTGCGTCCACCCGTAAGAGATACGGATGAAGCGAAGTTCATGATATCATTTCTTAGAGTGTCGATACCACCGTTCAAAGAACCGTTGATGACAATATAGTCACAACCGATCTCTTCAAGCATAGCTCGGGCAATAGTAGTCTTACCAGTACCAGAAGATCCAGAAAGAAGAAGATTTGGAATCTGCTTATCGTCTACGAACTTCTGGAAAACTGATTTAAGTTTTTCGGGAAGGATACAATCAGCAACCTTGCGGGGACGATATTTCTCAACAAAAAGATAATCTTTTGACATAATTAAAACCTCATCATAATTAAAATGCTGGTCGCGAAATCAGGCCAGATGCGCGCTGGTATGTAGCACACCACCCCCGAATTCCACCAGCTGTTGGGCTTTCAACCCAACCTGTTTCAATATTTAGCTCGGGAACTTGCTATATTTTTCTTCGGTGGCAATAAAATATTTCACCGAAGCGCCAGTGAAGCTGGCAATACCACGAACACAAATAGCAACTTCATAATCACCCTGAAGGATCTTCAGGTTCTCTGCTCGGAACACAGCCTTGAACTTCGATTTAGTAGAACCGATGTTGAT